TCGTCACGTTCCATCCGTCTTCTTAAAGGCATCGCTTTTCGGGGTGCAGAATCACTGTCGTATCTTTTGGCTTCGGCAAGCGAACTGCGCATCCTTCCATCCGCACTCCCAGCTTGCACCTCCACATCGGCAGCGCTATCGTCACCCCGATGGGCAAGTGGATCAAAGGAAATCATCAGGTGGATGTGAAGCCGAAGCAGTCTATTGCAGAGCGGCGATGGCGCAAGAGGCCGAAACGAAAGAAAGAACGCAGTCGTATTTCCCGTCTCTTTGGACCTCGTGACTAAGTACGATTCCAAGAAATGGCAGACATCATTACCGACCATTTCACCGGAGAAGAGATGGGAGGCACTTGTCTATCACAAGTTCACTTGTCAGCGCTGCGGCAAGTATTGGGGACCGAAACTCCACTACATGATGGAAGTTCACCATACACCTGAAGCATATCGGGACCATCCGCATGAAAAGCTGAAAGACTTGCCGCCCCTCTGCGGTCGCAAGGCACCTGTCCGATGCCATCGAAAAGGGCGTATAACGCACCTGGAGCTTCGCATGGATCGCGATGGTGTAGTTTGGCGGAAAGGAATCGAACTCGCCCTGTACGGCCCGTTCCGTCTCACCTGGCGAGTATTCCGGTGGCTACTTGGGGCAAGGCGAAGAAAGTGACCAGCACGGCACTCACGAGAACAAGCACGACGAGAAGCCTTCCCAGCTCTTGCTTTGGATTGCGTGGCCCCGGCGGGGTTATCATTTATTGAGAAGTTGCTTCAAGAATGACACGCCACCCGTGCCAGAAAGGGCAACGACCAGGCCAGTCATTTGCTCCCAAAGAGCAGGATCGAACGTGACCAGGTATCCGCCAAGACCACCAAGCACTACCGCAACGGCTTTAAGCCACTGTCCGTTGACGAGGCCGAGGTCTTTGACGACTTGGGTGCCGCCGATGACGAATGCTGCTAGGGTTAGTTCTTCCATGTTAGATGGTGGGGAGGTGCTCCAATTTTACTCCTTTGGGTTCCTCCATTTTGGCGGATTTCCTTGACTTCTTTGGCCGTTGTTTCGGCTTCTTCTTGGGCACTGGGCCGAGTGGTTCGTAGGTCATTTGAGGCGAGAGCGAACAAAGTTATTCCAAAGGAACTCAATCCCATCCGCTCCCATCCATCCGCCCATTGCACACATGACAAGAATAAAATTCGGATCACTATTCACGAACATCGCAACGTGAGCCGAAGTCCAGCCCGAGAATCCTGAAATAAACGCTTTTGCAATGAGATTTACCCACTTGAATGGACGGTTATTCTTGGACATGTCGTGGAGATATTTGGCAATACCACCCGCAATCGCAATAAGCGTCCATAGAATTTCAGCCGCATGCGGGATGCCGTCTGTCTCGATTCTTCGGCCAAGGGAGGAAACGTCTGCGGGGATCATGATGCCACGCCGATTTCGGAAATAGGATCGGCAGACGCATTGGTGGTGGGCGTCTGCGTCATGAAGGTTGTCGAGCCGTTCGTGCGGTAGGTCACACCGGTTGATCCCACGAAGCGGCTCACGAGCTTGAGGATCGCTCCTGTAAGCGAATGCACGGGCGCCGATGCCTCCACGTTGTCTACGTCCCTTGTAAGCAGAGCGTCAGCATTTTCGATCGCCGTAGGAATAGCCGCGAACTCCGCTGCGGTGTCCGCCGGAAGGTTGTCCGTCTTGGCCTTAATTGCGGCGACCTCAGTATCCACTGCCGCCAGCACCGCGGCGACCTCCGTATCCACGGCATCGTCAATGGCCGCGAGCTGAGTGTCCAGGTTCGCGGAAGCCAGTCCAACTGCGCTGCGAACATCGGCGGCTGTAGGTGAGAATGTCGGAATCTCGGCAGAGGCGTGATTGACGGTGTGAAGCAACACTGCTTGATCTTCAAATGCTTTCGGTCCCGTTTGGTCGATCACGCTTATCATGATCTGCCGCGCTTCCATCTCCGTAGCGGTAAGAGGAACGCTGTACCAGCCGTGTCCTTCTTCCGTAAATGTGGCTGTGGTGGTATTTGCGAATGCCCCTCCGTCCTTACTGATCTTAATGTCCCCCGAAGCCGCCGTCGCACCCGTCATCAAATCCGTTGCACCCTTTGTGATGAGAGTGAAGTAAACGGTGGTTGCAACTCCATAGCGACGTTGAAGCATGGCCCCATTGTATCACACCTCTACGGACGCATGACACCACGCATGACACCACGCATCGGGTGGCGTTCGATGCTCACGAGGTTACTGCTCGTGTAGGCGGCATAGAGGGACGTTACATTCGCGGATGACAGTTCAAAGTTCCAGACAATCAGATCTTGCAGCATTCCATCCATAGGATCGCCGCCAGGGCCAGCGTCACCCACATACACATTGGAGCTTCCGTTGTGGAGGGAAGTGTTGTTGCCCGTATCCGTACCAACGGAAGAGCCGTTCACGAATGCTTCTACCTCCCCGGCCGATGCGTCATAGACGACCGTGATATGGTACCAAGTTGCAAGCGAGAAAGCCCACGCAACCGAACCTACCTGCTCAGTTCCAGTCTGTCCGTTACTGGTGTTTAGAAAGCGAATATGAGTTGTCGTAACGTCAACCGCGTACGATCGCTGGTTTGTTCCGGTGTAATATTTATTGAAGATGCGATGCGACTTGGAGCTTTCAGCCCTGAACCAAAACGAAACAGTCATGTCGCCCGTGATGTCGAGCCCGCTCTGTGAACCGTCGGTTATCGAGAAAGATTCTGTGTTTCCTGTCTCAAAATCTCTGGCGTTCTCCCCGAATTGCCCGGCCGCAGAAGCGACCGTGTTGTTATCGGTCAGGTTGTTGCTCCCGACGTTATCGAGCGCATTGCCAGAAGATTCATTGAGCTTCCACCTGGAAACGATATTCCCGCTTTGAGGGAGCGATGCTGTCAGGGGGAGTGCCATTAAATTACGGGGGTAACTACATGCCAGTCGTCCGTCATTCCTTCCGTACCGAAATCAAACGACCGCATCATGATTGTATCACCTGCCTTGCATCGCATCCTAAGAACGTATCCTTGCTCTCCGCTCGCGCGCATGTATACATCGACCGAGAATGCCGCGTCGGTGGAGTTCGGAACCTTCAATGGAGTATCGCTCCAGTCAACTTCCGCGTCGGTTGCTCGCGTTCTTTTTTCCGGGGCGACAGGAGAAGAGATCGATGGGATTGAACGGGGAATCATCGGCCCCTGCCAGTACCTTCCGCTTCGTTCACGGTAGGAATCTTGAAACGAAGCGATGTCTGATTGCACCGTCTCGAATAGGAGATTCAGCCGCGCCAGTTCTTTTTTCGAGGGCTCCATTTTTGGCATGAGACAGGGCTAAATCCGAATTAAGCGAGTTGGACTTGGAGTGCGGCTCCTGCGGCTCCAGAGTTTCCGCTGCTGCCGTTCGATCCCGTTCCTCCTCCACCTGCGCCCGTTCCTCCCGTGCCACCCGTTCCGCCTGCTCCGCCCGTGAGAACGATGTCCCCAGTCCAAGAAGACTTGACGCTGTAAAAGAGAATTCCGCTTCCGCCAGGGCCGCCCGTTCCTCCCGATCCTCCGCCACCGCCGCCAGCTTGAGCGCCACCCGATGTCGCATTGCCGCCGTTCCCTCCGTTACCGCCCACACCCCCGAGTGATTCAATGTCCCAAGACCCCGTAAGCGTCTGGCACGAAATGAACCACCGTCCGCCTTCTCCGCCGCCGCCTCCCGATCCGCCTCCGCCTCCCGATTGCGGCGAAGAACCTCCACCTGCGCCGCCCGATCCTCCGCTGCCAGCTCCACCCGCCCCGCCGCTGCCCTTGAACACCGTGAAAGTCGTGCCCTTGTTCGTCGTGAACAGGTGGTAGTGCGTAAGCGTTGCCTTCCCGTGGCTTGCGGCTGTTCCGCCTGTTTGAGCACCTCCGCCGGCCGCGCTGTTCGGGGTGCCGCCCGCTCCGCCTGCGACTCCCGCCGATCCCGATGTCGTTCCAAGGGAATTGGTCACGCTGGTCGCCGCTACGGAAGATCCCACCACACCGTTACCGCTGGAAGAAACGCCGTTTGCCCCTGCCGATCCCGCTGGGCCCGCGTCTGAGTCAGGAAGAGTGCCACCTGTTGCACCCGCCCCAGCCGATCCCGCCGATCCGCCCGTGCCGACGGACGCATTGCCTCCGTTTCCTCCCGTTCCTCCCGTGGGTGCTTTGATCTTTCCGCTTCCAGTGATCGAACGAGCGAACACCTTGAATCCTGCCGTGTTGAGCGTATAGGTCGATAGATCAAGAGCGCCGTAGTGCATGTCCCGCGTGAGGGTCGTGTTCATTGCGAGAGTCACGTCACCATCCGATGCGTCTCCAAAGAAAGAGCGAATCGTATCAATAATATCGAGACGCAGATTGTTGTATTGCGTTGCGGTTGCGTCGTCGCCTGCGGAGACGGGAGAGGAAAGCATTAAGCGTCATTCAAGGAATAGGTCGAGTCGACCGTCACTGTGTTCGGAGAGGATTTACTCACGGAGCTGTCGATATGATGCGAGAAGAGGATGCCCGAGTCGGCCGTACCGGTGCCGTCAACGAAGTGGCCCCACTCTTCCCAATCGAAGTTTGCTTCCGAAGCCCCGAGGAAGGTGCTTATGTTCGCCACGTTCGAGCTTTCAAGGGCAGAAGATACGGCCTTGCGGAACACCTCGTTTCCAAGAGCCGTATCGCCGACCGACGCGGCGCTTGCATCGTCTCCGATGGCGAAGTGCGTGATGTACTTGTTCGTTTCCGTGGAGCTGTTGCAAAGGATCGACGCGAGAAACTCCCGTCCGCCTGTCGTCGTGAGATTCTTCCGAGTCGTTATATTTGTAAGCAGGTGTGCGCAACGGTGCATGAATTTGCTTCCCTTGCCAGCTTCGTACCACTTCCCAAGCTCGATCAAAAGGCGTTCATCGTGAAGCGAGAACGGAGAGTAGACGCGGAAGGTGTGAAGACCTGAAAGACCGATGCCAGGGCTGGGAGTGATGATATGCACGGGAACAGTATACCACGACTCTTCTAGCCCCAATCGGACAGGCCCCACCTCGCTTTATCAGGAGTCGTCCCGGCATCGTTTGACCATTTGAATCCGCCCGAGACCACTTCAAGAGGCGTATGCACGTCCGCAACCTCGATCACTTCCGTATGATCCGTCGGGGTTGCAATGTTGTACGCATCGGCCACGCCAAGATCCTCGGTATGGGAGACGATGTCCTCGATCGCTTCGCCCTCGCCAGGATCAATGCGATTCTTGTTCCGCACGAACGCATCCCGCAGGAAGTCGATCCAGTCCTTCGATACCACGTTCACGCACTCGACGGTGTACAGGTACTTTTTGCCGTTCGTCTCCACGAGGAACTGCGTCGATAGCTCCACCTTCTGCACGAAGAAATCCCGACTGGCGATGCCGAACGACGGAAGGGTAAGCCTCAACGTGGCGCCTGGGTTGATCCCCGTGACGTAGGTTTTGAAGGTGACGACCTGCTCGGCATCTTTGCGCCTTGCAAGTTCGGCCGCGGCAAGCTGGCGGGCCTCTATGAGCGAGACGACCGTCGAATCTTCGATGCTCAGCTCGCGTTCTCCATACAAAGTGATCGACTGCGTGTTCGCGCGCACGGCCTGGACTGGGATTTCGGGCTGTCCCGTGGCATAAAACAGCGTCCCGTCGCTTGGTGCCGAATCGAAGCGGTAGTTCTTCTCCGTGTAGTTGTAGTACCCATCGAAGCCCGAGGTGTTCAGGAACTCCACGCCCGAGCGTACCAGGGGGGCTGATATGCCCTCGGCGTCATTCAGCAGGTACAGCCCAAGGTGCTCTTGAGCCGAAAGCGCATAGGAAAAGATCGTGCATTCGTCGATCTTGCCGTCAAACACGTTCGATCCATTGTTGCCGCCGATCTCCACCACACCGGTATCGATATCGGGCGTTCCCGAAAGAACCGCATCGGCCACCTCGACGCCGTCCAGGTAGACGCGGATGGTCGGCCCACCCGTGGTATCGGGATCGAACGACATACCGACCAGGTGCCAACCGCCCGAAAGGTCGCCCACCTCGATGTCCTCGGTGATGCCGTCCCCGAAGTCCTGGCGGAGATAGTACGTTCCCGAAACGACGATCAAAGACAGCTTGCTATGCCCCTGCGCGAAGTTTCCGAATCCAAGGATGACTCTTTGGGTCGTGTCATGGACATCGGGATTGATCCAGGCGAGCAGCGTGTGGGCTTCCGTTGGGTGCGTGGCGGACGTTTTGCGGGCCTTTGACGTGGTGCCGTTGAACTCAATGCAGTCATCCAAGATCCCCGTCGCCGCATACGTCAGGTTCGTGGCGGTAAGGGTATTGGCTCCCGTCTCATCCGCGAGGTCTCCCGACGCCTCCTCCATTTTGTAGAGAGATTGAATGGAGGCACAAAGGGAGATGTCATCCGTGAAAAGCTCGAATCCCTTGTAGGCATACGGAAGCGGGAAGGTTTTACGAACCCCGTCCGCGGAGAACGGATCGTTGCGCCAGGAAGTCGGGTACACTCCGCCGCGAACGTAGACCCTGTTTCGCACTTGGGATATGTCTGTCTGAACCTGGACGGTTCCTTTCAGGGTGCTGATGCCATCGTCCTCATCGATCGTGATGACTGAGGTTCCGCCCGTCTGCTCAATGAATGACACGAACATCCGTTCGTCGATCCGCCAGACAAGGCCGAGAAGACGTGCGAGCTTCGTAAAGCAGTCCGCAGGGTACTCGTAGGGAAACACCACGCTGGCGATACTTGTGTCCGCTTGGGCAATGAGTCTGCGCGGGGCCTTCACTTCAAGGATATCGACGTGCCACCTTCGCGCTTCGATTGCCGAGAGAAGGCGGGAATAGAGGGAAATGCGAAAGATCGTTCCTTCGAAGTTGCCGGCCGATCCGCCGCTTCCACTCACAAGAAGTCCTTGCAGTCCCATGATGTCAAAGAATCCCGAGACGCTGCCCGTGGAGGAGACGCCGATCAGAAGCGCCGAGGTTGACTCCACGAGATCAGACGTCGTGAGGGAGCCGCTCGCGGCCAGGACGCCGTCAATGTAGATGCGCCCCATGCCCGAGCTTTTGTCGTACGTACAGACGACCGTGTACGTCTCGCCCGTCTCGATGGGTTGCGTGTTGGTCGATACCGAGAACGAAGTGCTTGAGTCGGTTGCGACGCGGAATACAACTTCTCCGCTACTGTCCACGATAACCGCGTATGGACCGAAACCCGTGTTGCTTTTGGCAAGGAGCGTCTCCCCGAGGATGTCCGCCGAGAACTCGATGCACACGCTGAAGTTTCCCGAAAACTCAAGATTTTGTTCGTGCTCCACCGTGAGGTAGGTAGTCGGCTCGCCGTCGAAGATCACGCCGTAGTCGGTCGTATCCCACGTCACGCCGCCGACCAGGTCCGCGTGATTCCGATTGATCGTGGAGTCCCTGGCTTCTGTTCCCGTTCCCTCCTCAAATTGCAGCATCATCACGAGGGACTCTTCCAGCACACGCTCGGCGATCACGGCTTGCACCACTTCCACCAAGATCGTCTCTTCGTAGCTGCTACGGACCAGCTCTCCCATGAGGGCCTCGTTCCAGTCCGTGATCGAGACGTCTCCTGTCTTGAGCGGAAGAGGGGAATGGTTCGTGTCTTGCGCGACCTTCCCGCTGAAAAGCAATTCCCCGTCCTCGTAAAACTCCACGATGTCGCCCGCGGTCGGGAGCGAGTAGCCCTCCCGAGGCTTGAGCGAAAAAGCCATATCGGAAGGACGGAACCCAGCCTCTCGACGAAGCGCGATGGAGTACGGCTCGATGTCCCGAACCCTATCTTCCCCTTGAATGAAGATTTGCGTGCTCACGCATGGTTCAGGGAAGGTTTCAGAAGGCGCATGATCTCGCCGCCGAGCATGTCGATGAGTTCACGCTTCGAGAGGCCGATCACGGAGCCCTGGACCGTCACGCTGAGGCTGATACCGCCCATCATCCCCTTCGTCTCACCTGCAGTGTGGACGTTGCTTCCACGGGGAAGGGACACAAGCTCCGGCCCCTCCTCACCGACCAAGGTCCAGGGCTCATTGACCCGTCCGCCGCCTGCGCGAGCGACGATGCCGTACCTGGCGGCAGAAAGCGCCGCGTCCCTGGACGCCTTCATGGTGTTCGTCTGCACGGTTCCCGTGCTCTTGGCAAGATCGCCGTACCTTGCAGCGGAAAGATCGCTGTACATTTCGGGGATGCGATCCGCCTGTCTTGCAGCTTCACGGGCTTGGATCTCCCGAGCGGCCTTCTCCGCCGCGGCCGATTGCGTTGCAATGCCCTCCGCACGCCTGGCGGTACGATCGGCAAGTAGCGCCGCTTCTTTTCCTCCGCCAAGCTGCCCCATACGAGCGATCATGCTTTCGGTATATGCGTCCTCGCCGTACAGCGAACTTCGAAAATCTCCACTTGAACCTACGGAACTGAGAACCGATCCGACGACTCCTCCCGATGACGTATTGCCGCGAGCCGACGACCGCATTTCAGATTCCAGCGTTTGTGCCATGTTCCTGATTTGCTCAAACGAAGCAATGAAGTCTCCGATAGGGCCATTGATAAACTCATATACCTTCGCCGCCATCGCCTCGACCGACGAATCGAATCCAAGCGTGATCTCGTCCCATGTTTCCTGCATGAAAACCTTGAGCGCCGTCATCGCGGCCGTCGTCGTCTCATTGACGCCAAGCCACATCGTCTTCCACTTCGCATCCGTCTCCACAAGATGGACGTTCACGAGCTCCGAAACGTGCGTCATTGCCGATCCGGAAACCGTCTCGGCTTGGGTCCAGGCCGACGACATGATGGTGGACATGGCCGACAGGGACACGCTCACGGAGTCGATCAGACCGGGCATTCCTTGGATGTTGCTTCCGACGGTCTCCACGCTTCGGGCCGCACCTTCAAGCATCTTGCTCGTTTCCGCCGCCGTGTGAACGAAGCTGCCTTTCGGTAGAGAGACAAGCTCCGGTCCCTTCTCTCCTACGAGCGTCATTGGCTCGTTGACGGTTCCTCCGCCTGCACGCCCTGGGATGCCGCTCATGAAGTCCCGTGCCTGCGTCAGCTTCTCCCCAGCTCCAGGTGACATGAACGTAACGCCGCCGATAATTGCTTCCTCGGCCGCGCTCTTCAAGGCGCTCTTAATCTCATTGATCTTTCCAATGATCGCCTCAGCCTTCGATGCAACACTCTGGAGGATCGACCCCATCACCTTTTCGGGGATTCCCTCCATTGTCGTCCACGCACCGACCCAATCACCCTGAATTGCCTGCATTCCAGCCTTAAAAAGCTCCTCAATAATCTTCCAAACGGCGGCCAGAGCAATCTCCAATCCTTCCCAGGCGAGTTGAGCGGTTGCCACAAGGGCCTGCACTCCGTAGGCAAACGACTCCGTTGCGTCCCGCATGCCGAAGAGGTTTTGTTGCCATGCGACCCCGAGAGCCACGACACCTGCAATCACGAGCCCGACTGGCCCTGAAAGGAACGCCAGAGCGGCACCGAGACCCGTCACGACGGTCGTCATGCTTGTAATTGCGAGTGCAGCCGCACCAAGCGCAACTATAAGACCGGAAAGCCCCATGACCACGACGGCGATGATGCCTACCATCTTCTCGTTCTCCTCGATCCATTCGGCCATCTTGAGAACATACGGCTCAATGGCATAAAGAACCTTGAGAAGAACAGGCAGCATTTCCGAACCGATCGTGATTGCTATGTCACGAACTCTATTTTGTGCGATGACCAACTGGCTTGCGAAAGTTGCAAAGCGCTTTTGAGCCTCCTCTGTCAATGCTGTGTTCTCTGCAAATGCCTTGGTTGAATTTGTCAGCGCCTTTTCGAGAATCCCCCCAGCACCAGCTACAGATAGAAACGCTGTCTGTAGTCGGCTATCCGAGAACCCAAGCTCCTCCAATACCTGAGCTGCCTTCGTTCCTGAATCCGATAAGTTCTGGACGAATTTCAAAAACTCTTGTGGCCCACGTTTTCCTTCCTTGGTCAGATCGAACAGCACTTTTTGTACGGCCGTACCTCCCGCCTCAGCCTGGATACCTACCGAGCTGAACGCAGCGCCAATACCGAAAATCTCGGCCGTCGTAAGCCCCGCGATCTTACCCGATCCAGCGATTCGATTTGCAAATTCAACGATCTCTGATTCCGTCGTCGCAAAGTTGTTTCCAAGAGAAACAACGGAGGAAGCCATGCGATCAATATTCGTCAACGGCTCCTGCATGATGTTTGAAATGCGAGCGAACGACGTAGCAGCCGATTCCTCGGTGAGGTTGGTCGTCACCGAAATCTTCGCCACCGTGTCTATGAATTTCTCAAGGTTGTCAACACCTGCGACACCAAGTTGTCCCGCCATTTCTCCGATACGGTTCAACTGATTCACGTTTACAGGAATCGCTTTTGAAAGACTCCTGATTTTGCTTTCGAGTATCCCGAACTCCACCTCAGTAAGATTGACCGTCTTACGAATACCGGCGAAGGAGCTTTCGAAATCGACCGCTTGCTTCGTAAGGAGGATCATTGCTCCAAATGCGGCCGTGGCGGCGACCGCAGCATCCTGTACGGACCTGAGCTGTTTCGTTGCCTCGTCCCGTACACGGACGACGTATAGGATTTCTTGGGATGCCATGCTAACGGGAAGGTGTCTTCCTCATTTTAGCAGACTTCTGCTTTTCTCGGTCCTGCATCGCCTCGTAGATCACCCAATGCAAATCGACAGCCGCCTGGTCTTGTGCCTCAAGCACATCAGGCGGGCAATAGAAGACCTCTCGCATCAAGTGATGATCCTTGATTGAAGCACGGGCGGCCTCGATGAGTTCAGGACAACTGACGGGCAGCCCACGGATCAGTTCGCCTGCTGTCCTTGCGATTTTGAACCGTCGTCGATGGAATTGACGTGGCCGACCAGAGCTTCGAAGTCCTTCTGATGGAGCTCGTTGAGCGTGTCGCGGGTGACAGGCTTCTCCGCGATAGTTTTGACCATGCCTTCCAGAAGAATCATGTTGGCCTCCTCGACGTTCTCAAGACCCATGCCTTTCATCTCCGTATTGCGTGCGACAAACAACTCCTTCAGCTCTTTGTGACGCTTCTCGTACTTGCCGGGCTGCAGCCCGTCGAGCTTCTGAATTTCCTCCACGCCGAACTCGCGGATTAAGTCTTCTTTGGTCGGGTTGAGCGAAGATTGCTTGATCTCGACGCCTTTGAGCATCGCTCTTTGAACTGCCGAGTGGACTCCATGCGGCATGAAGTCACGAATGATTGCCTTCTCCTTCGAGAAAGGGAGAGTAAATTCCATAGGATGAAGATGGGAAAGGACTAATAAACGGTCGTGGTTTCCTCGTTCGTGAGGGTTGCCGTAATCATTTGCGGCGTGCCTTCGTCCATGTCGAAGTGAGCGACGAAGCCGAGCTTCTGAATGATCGGATCGTCGTTTCCTCCGTCACGGCTGTATTCCGTAAAGTGGCACTTCGCAAGATCGATTTGGAGGCTTGCAAATTCCGCCACTCCGATTGCGTCACCATCGAAGGCGATACGCATGGCGCGGTTCGATCCATCCGTGAAGAAGTCACGGTACGTTGCGGCTTCGTACAGAAGGTCCAACTCTCCCGTGATACGGAGGGCAGTGTTGATTCCACGGTCCATCGTGATGCTTCCAAGAGTCGGATGGCGGACAAGTCCCTTCTCGATCGTGAGCGCAACGCGGTTGAACTTCACGGCGGATGCGGCAGCAAGACCCGAAAGGTCCGTTGCCAGCTTCACGTTGCACTGCGATCCCTTCCAAATATGGTCTGAAGCGTAGGCAGGGGTGGCGGTGGTGTCCGCGAGAGCGCGTCCCAGCCATTCCATGTCGCACATGAGAAGGCCGTTTGCCTCGCACGAAAGCGTCATGCTGTTGAGCATTGCGTACACGGAGCGTTCCGTGACGACTCCGTCTTTGAGTACCAACGAGTGCGAAGTGTGAGCGGCCGTGTTTGAAACGGTGAAGATGTGTTCCCACACTGCGGATTCACCGGAGGCGACATCGGATGCGCTTGCTCCAAGTGCTCCTTTGAGAACGTGCCCGAGCCAGTCGCTTCGCGCAACGGCCGTAACGTTTATCGTCGCGTCTTCGCGGGTGACGATGCTTGCGTTCGGTGCTTCGATGCGTCCGCTGTTTGAACTGTCCTCCGTGTAGTCCACGTCGGCGGCTACATCTCCCGACTCACAACCGATCCAGTACGAAGCGGCTACGCCCGTGCCTGGGGTGGTTTCCTTTCCGATTCCGATTTGCCGAAGGCGACCAATAGTTGCGGTCATTTCTTGGAGGGGGAAGATTTAGATTTTTCAACGACATCAGGTTCCTTCGCCTTTGGGTTCAATTGCTCGTGGAGTTTCTTTTCGGCTTCGACCAAGTTGCTGGCTTCAATGCTTATGCCGTGTTCTGGGAATGAAAAGCGCTTCATGAGATGAGGGTGCGGGCGGAGAATTGAATCGTTGCGACGAGACCAGGCCCGTGAGAAGTCTCGACAGGAGCTATTGTACCACCCTCTGTCACGGTGGTGTCCACGTTGCCGCTCAAAGTCCATTGACTGCCCAACCTATCCAGTACGTCGTCAATGCAATCTTGCAAATTCTCCTCGGCGGTCGATGCAGCTTTTGCGGAAGCATCCTGCACGATCTCGATCGTGAATTGGTAGTTTCGCCAGTACGAAGGCATGTTATCTTTCAGCTCATTGTTTGGAACGGCGGACAGGTACACGCGGCAGTACGGATATCCCGAGTGTTCGAACATGCGGCCCGACTGGACCTGCTGCAGCGACGTGACTTGGCCGAGTTGCGTGAGGAGTGCCGAGCGGATGGCGGAGAGGGCGTTGTTTGCCATTAGGGGAGAAGTTTGGAAGCACGGGCAAATATGGCGTCGATTGCCTTCTGTGCGCCGAGTTCAAGTGCCCACTGGAAGTACGGACGAGCTTTCATGGTCGGCGTTCCTTCGTGGACAGGTACGCCGTGCGCCGCAGCAGAGAATAGACCAGCGGCGATACCTGCAACCTTCCGATAGTTTATGCGCCCTCTCAAATCGCCAGTGTCTACGGGTATTCCTTTTGCATCCCATCCAGTCCTACTCGCGGAGACTGGTGGCAAGCTCTTTGTCATGTCCCTAAACTTCGCGCTCGCTTCGTTCACTGCCTTCGTATAGACAGCCGTTGACTTCTCTGGCCAGCGCTTGAAGTCATTTTCGATCTTCGCCGCATTTTTAACGGTCACAGTAATCATGCGGATTTGGAAACGGCGGCTCGCTTGTGCTTGAGTCCTCCCGTGTAGTCGTCGCCTGGAAACACCTTGCGGACGTAGTACGTCACGGAGTCGATCACGAGCTTGTCCGTCACGCGGAGATCGGTACCCGAGGGGACGTAGACCTCGAACGGGTCCACCATGTCGATGCCTTCCAGGGCGTGCTGGTAGCGGTCCATCGGGAGGAAGGAACCTTCCACCGTGACATCGGCGCTGGCTGGGTACGCGGCTTTCCCCGACGCGGTTGGTGCGTGGTAGATCGCAATGGACTTCCGAAACTGGCGCGGGAGGCGGGCCATCAGCAGAGAGCGTAGCGGGTGTACCTGGCAAGGACGGGAGCGATGAACGGATCTTCCTTCGCGGTGTCGTAGGTTATGGACCAGGTTCCCATCTTCTCGCTCTGCACGTTCATCTTCTCATCGAAGAGCTTGCGGCCCATCTCGATGCAGAGGCGTTCCAGGTCGGCGGGGACGTAGGGCTGCGCGGCGCCCGTCTGATACCCTGCGGTGCAGGTCACGCGGTAGTTTCTAGCGCCCGAAATCGGCGTGAAGCCGATGCAGCGGATGACTCCCCTTTCGTAATCGACGAGGAAGTGCTCGTTTTCGTCCAGCTCGTCATCGTTCCAGGTGTCGCCGCTTGCGTCTCGGTTGGTAAGGGTTGCGAGCTTGAACGCGATGGCGCCCGTCACGGTAGATTTCTGCACGGGATACTGCGGCAGGTGAAACTCCATGATCCCGTTCTTTTCATCATATACGGCGTCCGAACCGTCCAGGTAGATGTAGTCCTCGGCCGGGATGGCAGTGACGGAATGCTGGGTGGAGTTATTGTAGTTTCGTACCTTCAACTTTCGGAAGGTCTGCCCTTCGATCCACGCGGAAGTGAGATCGATGATTTGCTCGATCAAATCATTTTGCGTGCTTCCCGATATGCCGTGCGCGGTTTTGAATCGATCGAGTGTGGTAAGAGCTGAAGCGGAAACTGCCATGAGGACATTCTACCACAGAAAGAAAAAAGCCCCGCTTGTGACGGGGCTCCTTTCCTCCATCCTATGCTTATTCGCCGTAGTAGTCCTCGTACCACAGCTTCAGACGTGCGTCGTGCCCCGCTGTCGGATCTTTGCGGAAGATTACTTTGATGTAGTCCGCGCTGTTCCAGGCTGCCGTTCCCGTCGTGTAATTGGATACGCAACCCGAACTCGTGCAGAAGTTGTCGATCAGAACGACTCCGCTTGCGGTGTGATCCAAACAATCTTTGGCAAACACCACGTCTCCTCCCGCTGCGGCTGGGCTGTATCTAGCAGAGTAGGTCGCACGAACGACCGTGCCCGAACCGAGACCTAGATCGCGCAGCGGGTTCTCGATACAGGTGGCAGGATACTTCAAAGTGGTGGAGCCCGTCTTCGTGACATAGGCGTAGGCCGTGTCTCGATCAATGGAGATCGTGACTGGATCAGGTGCGCCAGCAGAGTTGAACTCGGAGATCGCTACTCCGCCACCAACGAGTCCCGTGGCGAGAACGGTACCGATGAGCAACCGACCGATAGGGCCGAAAGTTTGATCCGTGAGAGTTTGAGGTGACATGGGGAGAAAGGAAGAAAACAAGTACAGTATATCACGGGCTATTTTCTTTCACGAGTGACGCGGCCTTTTGGCTTGTCAGCACGCACCGTATCTGGCGCGGCTTGTGCGGTCTCGCGGGCGAGCTTGAGAAGACCAGGCTCGTTGTGCATGTAACGATTCGCTGCCTCTTCGTCGAGCTCGATGGTCTCGCCTGCTGCTGGCTTGCGGCCCAATTCTTCGAAGAACCAGAGCTTGCCGACTTGATACTTTGGCATGGGGGTTGTGGGGTAGAAGACTCAATGCTGGCCCCCTTTCGAGGGCCAGGGCTTCAATCTTCTTAGGCTGCGAACTTAGCCTGTGCAAACGCCTCATTGTCGATCACTACGTTATCGAAGTATTCGATTACCCGTAGCGCAACCTGAGCCGTTTCTGCAAGGTTCGTGGAGTCAACACTTCCCTCTTCAAGCAGCTTGATGCGGAAGTCGGGCTCGACACCACACCAGACGTAGGAGAGGTCTCCGAAGACTGCCACCTTGTCACCCGTGGCGAATGGACCGGCAGCAGGCAGAGACAACGCACGCTTGGCTTCGTATCCGAAGATTTTGCGGTTGTTGCGAAGCTCGCGGGCCTCGTCGAGGTACGCACCCGTACCCGTCTCTTTCTTGACCATGAGTGCCACGCGGAGTGCGTGAGGAATCCAGAAACGAGCCATGCCCGAAACGAGACCCGAACCCTGGACATCCTCGTCTGGGGTGTACTGAGGATCGAGGATACCTTCCATAGCTGCCATGTCATCGAAATCGATGGAAGAGTAGCCCGAAGCAGCAGAACCCGTCGTGACTTCGTTCGTTGCCGTCGCACGGATACCGTCACCCGTCGTACCGAACACGAGGTTGTCTTCTGCCTTCATCAGCTCGATCGTGGCGAACTTGAGCAGGAGCGGGATGATCGCTGGGTTGGCCTTCTCAATCATTTCAACGGAGATAGGCTTGGACAGCGTCATGAGCTTCTGCGTGTCCAGTTGCTTCTGCGTGAAGGTTGGCTGAAGTGGAGTACCACCCGAACCTTCCGCGACCGCACCACCTGCCGGTACGGTGGAAAGCACTGGGAACTTGATGACTTCGTTGCCGTTCATCGGGATGATCGTTGCGTACTTACGCACGAGGGACTGACGGGCGATTGCCTCGTACAGCATGTCCGAGAACTGCTGTGGTGCGAGGTATCCTCCCGTGGAGTCCGTTCCGAGGGACATGGCGCGAGTCACCTTGCCGTAGCGCTTCTTGTTGTACTCGGCCTCCTCTTCGATTGCGCGGCGGTATTCGTCTGGCTTGCCTTCTTTGGCAAGGAACATACCACGGAAGACCTTAGCTGCGATTTCCCAGTCGCTTCGGCGGTTCTGCATTTTCTTCTCTTCGCTGAGAAGACTCTGCTCTGCCATAGCGCGAGCTTCTCCTTGCTCGATTCCGAACATGCGCTCGGTATCGGATGCAACGGCGGAGATCATCGCCTTGGCTCCGTCTGCGGATACCTGGCCGACCTTTTCAAGGAACGAACGGAACTGCTCGTCCGTGAGGGCGACGGCTTCCTTCTTTGCCATATCCGTTTCTGCGCCGAGGGACTTGGCAAAGTCCTTCATGACGGTTGCACGATCTTCGGCAGTCGTAGCAGCTTCCATGCGCTTCATTATGTCTGGCGGGAGAACGACCTCCTGCTTATTTGGAGTTTCCATGTTGAACAAAAGTGAAAGAAGTAGAAACGGAACTTTGCATTCCGTCGATCAGAGCTTTGGTCTCCTTGATTGGAACCCCTCGGCGCAGGGCTTCTACGCCAGCGTCGGCAAGAGCCTTGGTCATCCGCTCTGGGAATGCCAAAAGCTCCGCGACAGGGATTTGAACGGAGGCTTTCCGTTCAGGTTGTGGGGCTTCCACAACTACAGGGACAGGTTCGGGGGCTGGTACGTCCAGCGGGGTTTCAACGGTTTCAACGACGGCGTCAGCTTCGAGTTCAACGGTAACAGGCTCCTCTTCCTTCACTGGCTCCATCGACTCGATGGCTTCTCCCATGCGGGTCCAGGCGACCGCCTCATCATCGGGCGGATCGTCACCCAGCACTTCGCTGTAGAACTTCTTGAGCACCTTCGACGCGGCTTTGTTGACCGGCTGCTTCTTCTCCATGTATGAGCGGCACTTCTGGATTTCCTCCATCGCCTTCTCAAAGGCTGGAAGATCGGTCACCCTGACTTGAATCGACATCGTACCGAAGCGTGCTTCCTGGGTTTCTTCCTTCGCCATGCGTTCCAGGTTCTCGACGCGGAGTTTGACCTCTGGCAGCTCTTGGTTCTGCCTCTTGGCGCGTTCTGCAAGAGCCTCATCGTTGCTTGGGATCGTGACCACGGCCAGCTCAAGTAGCCTTTGCTTGGTGAAGATTCGCACTTCCTGGTCGCCTTCCTTGACGAACTTCGATTCGATCGGTTCAAAACCGACGGATACAGCGTTCAGGAAGCCGTCCGCGAGTAACCCAAAGACTTCGTCCGCAAAAGGAAAAATGCCCTTTTGCGGGAACATGAGACGCATTTTCAGCTCTCCGTCTTGAACCCGAGTGAACTCGGGCAGGGCTTTCGCGATTGGACGGCCGCCTGAGGCTGTGAATCCACGATCATCGTGTGCCCAGGTAATGACGGGATTCCGATGGAATTGTTCCAGCTCCCAGCCGTTCGGATCGATGCGCGTTCCGTAGCTGTCTATCGCAAACGTGGAAGCAATCACGTCAATGGTCCGTTGCTCTTTGTTGACTGAGCGGACCTCTGCTTGTGATGATCGGCGTTCGATGGTCATGTTGTGAGGCGAGAAAGAACGCGAGTGCGTTCATCGAAAAAGAATTGACGCAATGATACCATATACCGACGTTCGAGCGCACCGTGCATGCGGAGGAAGGCTGATTCAAGCCGCAAAGCTCGATCCTCGGGAATGCCCGCTCCGATAAGAGTACAACGGCAATTCGCGCATTCAGAAATGCCCATCGCGGGATCACCTGGAGCTTGTCCCCTCTGTCCGCCGACAGTAAACGGCTGGCGGATGGGAACGATTTGGAGATGCGCCGACTCGTGAGTTTTCCGCTGCCGTCCGTCAATTGCGGTTCGCCACTGCTTCTCCTGATACCCCTCTTCGATGAGAGTGCGAAGGGTGCCGTCCGATACGACTCCCGTGAGCTCCGTGCGGGCAATGAGGATCGGCCTCCGTGCAGCTTCCGTGGTGTAGAGGCTGTCAATACGGCTGGCGAGCTGGGATACCGATTCGCCTTGCAAGATCGCCTCTGTTAGTTCCTCTTGCAGTTTATCCTTCGTCGTACCGATAACGAGGGCCGACTCCGTGTATGCCTTGCGGGCGATCGCTTCCTTGATCGGTTCGGTAAGCATATCCTCGGGGCGAATCTCATCCGACCCCTGTGCGGTCCCAAGATCCACGCCACGCGCAAAACCCTGAATCAGAAACGGGAACATGATCTTTGCCAGAATCTTTCGTTCCTCTCCTTCGTTCAGCAGTTCAAGGACAGAGAACGGAAGCATTATTCGTCGTCTTCCTGCTCAGCGGGCTCTTCCTCCTTGGGAGCGGGCGTACCAAGGGGGAGGCGATTCAGACCTACATGCGGCATGTCCGCCTCGGGCACGTCCAGCGGTTCCATGCCGAACGCCTGGCGGGCCTCGTTGGGAGTTGCGGCGCCGAACTCCATTAGGAAGCGATAGTTCTCCCTCTTCTCATCCATGTTCTCCGGCACGGGATCATCGTAGAAGAACTCAAGCTTCTTGGTTCCTGCGAACTGCGGAAGGAAATCCGTATTGAGAGTGTCGAGGATTTGGTCGTAGAACGGTGTGACCGAGAACCGCATGAAGACGAAGATCGCGGACTCCGCATTCGCACGGGTTTGCGACTCCGTCTTGCCGAGCATTTCCAAACCGACTCGGTAGGCCGAAAGAATCTCATCGCGGTTCTTGTCCTTGCCTTCCGAGAACTGCATCTCCTGGTTTGACTGCTGGACGTTTTCGTAGCTCACGCCCTTTGGCATGAAACCAACTCTCCCCGCGTTCTTCGATCCCTTGAAGAGACTCAGGAACCGATTGAGAATCTTCGTTTGTTCATCGGGGTGGACTGCCGAATCGGTCTTCAGGTATCCCGCCGGGATGGCGTTGTTCAAGATGCGATTGAGGTTCACCTTGTCCGCTTCCTTGTGCGTATCGAGCGCAAAGCGGATCGGCTTCGTCGGGGAGTGACCGCGGAAGAAGTTATCGGGGTTCATGAGCTTGAAATGCACCACGTCCCTCGGTTCAAACCTCAGCGTTTCACCCATCGGGCGGTACTCGTAGCAAAGTAACCCTTTGGTTTTTTCGTCTGGCACCAGGTACACGTCCCCAGGTTTCAAGGGCTCGCACGTTTGAGGCGACCCGCCGACCCGTTCGCTCATGCGGCTGCCGAGCCGCCAGAATGCTTCTCCGTTCAGACAAAGATGCTGAGTGAGCAGGAAGAACATTTGCTTTCGGGTAAGCAGGTTCTTCCCGTGAGAATCCATAAGAGGGTTATTGAGCACCGTGAGCGCTTGGTGGAGCTTCACCTCTTCAAACGAACCATCCGCTTTAACTTCACGAAGACGAAGAGGAATGCGGGAAACCTCAGAGGCGATGGAATTGACCGCTGAATAGAGCCAAGTGTTATCCCCGTATGCCTCGATGGAATCATCGGGCTTGAACTGGTGGGGCATCCCCGCCTGAGACCACCACTGGATAAAATCGTGTGGTGTGAGCCGTTGCAGCTTCGCAGAAAAGTCCCGCGTGTCTGATTCATTGCCGAGGAGTGCCGAGGTGGCGCTGCGGAGACGCGAGAGAAGCGACATGTACGGGGAACACTATACACGCCCTGCGAAGATCACGCGACAAGAGCGCCAAGCGGAGCAGTAAGGGCTAGGGCCGTCGAGTCGCAACTGTCATCCATCGCGCCGTCTTCGTCGGGATGATGAACAGAAAGATATTCACCGTCCCCGATGTACTCACGCTCCAAAGCCACCATTTGCTCTTCGAACTCCGCGGCAAGCGGATGATCGGCTGGATAGCTGAACCGCATCGAATCTCCCTCATCGCGGAAGATCGCTTGCTCGAAGTTGGTGTACATCGCGTGCTTGCTTTGAGTGGTGAACTTCACCTTGCTCTCTTCGTCAATCGGGATCGGGCAGTGCATTTCCATGAACTCCATCGGCATGTCTCCCTGACCCGTTGAATCCCCTCTCACGCCGTAAATCTTCTCCTTGAATCCGTCACGTTCCAGGTCCGCCATTATCATTTGAATCTGATCTTCGTACCGAACGTGCGGGTACTTGTACCAGGTCACGACATCATTCATGTCGTTCACAATGGTCGCCCAAGTGAAGTCCGACTTACGCGCCCAGTCGAGGCCAAGGTACAGCCTATCCATCGCCACTGGCCCCGTGCGGCGGCACGTTATGAGGCGCTCGCGAGAGACGAAGCCCGAGACCTCGACCATGTCTTCGAGATAGTAGTTGCGTTTCAGCTCGGGGTTCTCCCGCCCCTTCTGGCGAAGCTCTCTTGCGAACGCTTGCTCGTAGGCCAGGTGCTTCGTGTCCCCTGTCTGCTCGTACTTCCTGCGGCGGTCCGCGATCACCTTGTCGACCGGCACGATGACCGCAACGCTTCCAGGGAGCTGCCCGTCGCAACCCTTCTTGAAGTCGCAGTCCTTCACGTTTCCCACACCGATGAACCATTTGACTCCACCAGTGGAGGCAAGCATCGGATCGATTTCGTCGCTTCGCTTCTTGTCGTCTGTCTTGTGGGCCTCTTCCACGATCAGGACGTTCAGCGTCTTCGATTCGTTGCTGGTGGTGGGAGCGAGGGAGAAGCGGAAGATTTCAGCGTGGAGCTTCTCGAAGCGGTAGGCGCGGACCGTGTGGCTGTTGAACTCGCGGTCCTCGACCTGCCAGCGGATGCGCATCTGCACGACGGACTTCTTGATGCGGTCGACGTCGGTCTTCGCTTGCTCTCCCTTCGGGGAAGCGAACGCGGCCATCAGCGGCGTCCCGACGAGGTGGAGGTGGAAGATCATCAAGAACCGCACCAGCAGCGTGATCGTTTCTGTCTTGCCAGCTTGGCGGGCGATCTTGATGTAGACGTCCGTCGGCTCCACCAGGATCGACCAGAGGCACCAATGGGCGATCTGCACCTGGTAGTCATAAAGCTCCACCTGGTACTCGATGCGGCACCAGAGGATGAACGATTGGAGCGTCCGTTCGTGGCAGTCTACCCGTGCTTCCCGATTGAGGACTTGAATGGTCACGGGGCCATTATGCCCCAAGATACCTTGCAACGACTAACGCGATGAGCACGACCGAGTAGCCGAAGAGGATGGAAGCCAGGACAGTGATCCGCTTCTCTCGGTCCCTCCACTACCCGTCGTACTTGAACGGATCGAAGCGGGTCGGAGTTTGCCAGCCTTTCCGAAACTTCGGCTTCAACACCTCGGGCGGCTCGCCGTTCCAGGCCGAGGACGCTTGATTCTTCGTAAGCTCGGCGACGACATCGATTCGCTTCATGCTGCCTCAAAGGAAACCAGATCAGTTCCGATCTGAACAATATAAAGTGCCGGCAATCCTCGCTTCCGCATCGACTTCATTTTTAGCTTCCTCCTCAATCGACGTAGCTCCGCCTTCTCAGCGCCATTCAGTTTGCGAGGCTTTCGGTATGGAAGCGCAGCTCGCATCTTGCTGATGGCTGGATACTCCGCCTTGAATGCCTCTTCTGAAATGATGGGGATCATGCGTGGGTGGGGACGGGATTAAGCCAGGTCTCTTCGCCGCGCCACTTGAGCGCCTTCTCGTTGTACGCGATCGCCGCCTCGTCCTTCGTTTCGAAGTACCCGATCGTCACGACTTCGCCTTGATAGACGATGTACGCCTTCCAGGGTTTCTTTTGAAGGTGCGGCATGAGGATCACGCCACGATACCCAGACTTGGTCTTGGGTGGGGACTTGTGCCGTTCTTGGGAGGGCCAGTGTGGTTGCATTAGCTCTGACTGGAAAGATGTTTCTCAATCGTTTCAACGAGCCTTCCTTTCACTTCGTCGGGATAGTTCGGTGGAATGATGTAGCCGCCTGTCGCTTTGCCCGATCGATTGCGGAAGAGATCAGGATGCAAAATCGCGTAATCGAGCAGCATGTCCAGGAGCTTCCAGCAGGTGCCGCGTTTGGCATACCCAAGGGCTGCCGCTGTTTCGCGGAACTTTTTGTAGAGAGCGACGGGGAATGGAGGGCGGGAGTAGATCATTTCCTTCGGGGAGGACGAAGTGCAAATGGATTCGGATTCCTTCCCGAAAAGTTTAAGTAGACGGCAAACACCGAAATAACAGCGGCGCAACTGAGGATCACAATGGAAGGTATGGCAAGGCCAATGAGAATCAGGTCGAGATAGGTCATACAAGATTGCGGGAATGAAGCTCATTCAATGCCTTGCGAACGGTCGCCATTCCAGGAGAACGTCGAGAAGCCGAGATGAATAGCCTCTCACCACGCCTTGCGCTTTCGACGATTTGGTCGATGAGTTGCTTCTGAAAGGCGTAGAGTTTGACGCCCAGGATTTGCTCGGCGAGTGCCGATGGGAGGAGGGGCTTCGTCATTCAGCTTTGGGAAGTAAGTCAGGATCGAAAGCAGATAGGGCCGCAAGAGCATGGTGGACTGCATAGTCCATAGCCACAACACCTTCCTTACTAGCTTTGAGATGCTCCATAGCCATGAGGATCGCTCCTTTCGCCTCGTCGAACTCTTCAAGCAGCCAGGTGGCGTTTTCATGGAAAAGTTCGCCGGTGACCATATTCGATTTATCGAAATCTTCAAGAGCACGGGCAAGTTCCGCTCTGGTCTCGATGTCTTTGATCCGTCGCTTTATCGTTGGGTACTTCATATAGCTTTGGGAATCCCCGAGAACTCCTCTCGGATGTAATAAATCCTCGCCTCAGAGTCTTTGTAGGGCTTGCGGATATGGTAGAGCAGGCCCGTGACATCTCTCTGCTCGCACCACCCATTGAAGCGCATAGTCACGACCCGGCCCTTGCGAAGCGAGGCGTTCGGTTCGGGAAGCTCGATCTTGACCGTGCGAGCAAGAGTCTTGCGTAAGAACTCCCATCCCTCCTCGTTGAACTGTATGCGGCAGGACACGCTGTGCTCTGTACGGACTACGTTGCGGGCGCGGCCCAGAACGGTCGGCACTGAGGACTCGAAACGGAAGCCAGTTACTTCGCCGATGTTGGAGAGGTAGGTATTCATTACTTAGCTTTGGAAATCTTACTAAGCGAATCACAAGCCCGACAAAACTCTTCGGGCGTCACGAAGCACCTTGCCGCAGCAGCATTGATTGCCTCAATAATCTCATTGTCCGTCATATCATCGGTTGAATGCCCGAAGGATTGGTACATTTCCCGTATGGTGCGAACAGCCCGACGAGTCCTGTACTGATCGTAAGCGGAACGCAGCAGATGGAAGAGGCGGAGGATGGTCATTTAAGAATTGCAGTTACCGCAAGAACACTCCGATCGAAATCTCCGAAACAGCCACCGAACGCTCTTGTGCGCTGAGTCATGAATTGCATCGTGGAACACCACAAGTAGTCTCTTCCAAACGACCGAGACTTCGTACCACTGCTTGTGCAGAGTATCGCGGGAGTGGAGCAATGGGTTGAAGCACCCGCAGCGGTTGGCTTCGATCTGTGCGCGACTCAGCGGGGGCATTCCTTTGCCCTTCGTGCTTTCTACGCCGAGGCCGAGAGATTTGAGACGTGACTTGGTAGGCATGGACCTACCCTAGCGCAGCACAAGTCTCGATGCAACGCATCACAACTTGACCGACTACGATTCTGTTGTGCCTCCGCCGGCACCTACCTCAGCCGTTCCGCCTGGCGTTCCAGAAACACCCGCCACGGGTTGATTTCCACCAAGAAGGCCAGCGGCGAGCTCCGCGGCACCGTCCTTCGGAAGCGTTATCGCTTGCTCTGTCTTCTCAGCCCAATCGTCTCCATTGTTGGTCAAAGAGAAGATGACGCCCTTGGTCGGGACGTTCTTATCGAAGAGTGCGTCCGCCGCGTAAGCTTCGATCCGTTGCTTCGCCCTTTGTATCGTGGGGAAAAATTCTTCCTTAACTTCGTAGTTATTGAGCGTCTTACGGTCGCAGTCGAGCTTATCAGCCAAACTGGACACGGTGTACGGCTGCTTCTTTTTCAGCTCTCCCGATACCAAGACGCACCCAACTGTGTTGAACGGGTTGCGATGGCACTTCGTACAGATTCTCCTCCGTCGAAGAACCAACATGCCTTTCTCGTCGAAGTCTTCGTACTCCTCCGTCTCTGCCTGCTCATGCGCAAAGATTCGGGTGTCCTCTTCCCGGTCCCGATCCGCAAAGTACCGTTCGATCTGAAGCTCAAGCTCCTCGACGCTCGTAAACTTCAGCGGCCTGCCTGGACGGTTCTTGGGCGGGGTCATGGGTAAAGACTACAGAAATATGCAAATGAAAACCACTCTTGCGCGATTGCTCGCGGGAGTGGTCAAGAATTCTTGTGATAATGCTTCGCCCGTGCAAAGAATTCACCGGGGCTCTGTATCCCCACGCCGCGTTTCCAATCCGACCACGCACGTTCGATAGCAAGGGAGTTATCGTTCACCTCGCGTTTCAGTCGTAGTAGGTACGCACGAGGATTGTCGATCTTGCACTTGCCCAAGTACGCCGTGATTTCGTTTTCGATCCCCCCGTCGTCTTCTTTAATTCTTACCTTCTTACCTTCTTCTTTAGTTCTCACTTGCCTCTCATCTGCCTCTCGCTTGCCTCTCACTTGCTTCTCATCTTGCCTCTCATCGCCTTGATACGACATCCAGTTTACCACGGTAATAAGCGAACATTTGTTATCCGTCTGCCTCTCAAGTAGCCTCTCACTTACGAAGTCGTTTAACACTCTCGATACCGTGGAGGCCGCGCAACCTGTATCTTCTGCGATCCGCAGGCACCCACATGTCATCTGTCCAGGAAGCAGCTTGATGATCTTACCGTCAAATCTAACCTGCTTCCCATCCTCCCACATGACGTGATCCAAAATCCACATCCACACGACAAGATGATTCATCCTGCCTTTGAGACTCGGGTTGTCCCACATTTTTCGCCATTGTTTCCTCCAGCCAGCGTTCATCTCATCTTAGTACGGATTACAGAGCACGCGAAAACTGCGACGCCATCGCATGATGTAACCCGAACTAAAGTGAGACGTCGCATTGGCAGAATCTTGCCTCCACCATCCGCCTCAGTCAAAATGAACCCGTTGACCAACTCAGAATCTATGGACTGGCCTGAAAGAATCCTCCGTCAGATCCAAGCCGAAGAGGGAGAGATCACCTCCATCACGAAAGAATGTATCGAGGTGGAGTTCAGAGACATCCCCGATCATCTTCTATCGAAAAGGAATCCACTGTTTGAATGGTCGGGAGAGTTCCGGTTACGGATATGGAAGTCGCTTGAGATACGGGATCAGTTTCGGAAAGACACTCAAGACGGCTTCTGACACTGCGTGCAAGGAACGTCCTCGCCTGTAATCGGGTCCCAGAGAACCCTCTCGCCGCCGCATGCCTCGCATGGCCACTTCTGCGTCATGCCAGAGTCAGGAAGACATCGACTCTTCCGTCTTCGCCCTCGGGGCACCAATACTTCTGGCAGGACGAGAAAGCAAGCTGCTCATCTTTCGCGAGCAAGGCGTCTTCAACGGCCTTGAGCACGTTGCTCGCATCGGGCTTCTGCCTGTGGGGCTTCCCGGCATGCTCTGCCCGCGTGGAAGCATTCCAGGACTTCGGCATGGGGAACCAGGCGTAGCAGGCAAGGCCGAGCACGTCCGCTTCGATCTTCTTGCCCAGATCGCCTGTCGCCGCCTTCCTGGCGTCGTCGCAGAAAGACCGGTACCGCATGACGCAGTCCCGCTCCTTCCAAACATCGGAGCGGGTCATCCGAGGCTTCGGGACGGGATCATGAAGGATGGTGAAGGAGGGAAGCATGCGCGGCAAGCGTACCGCTTCGGGCTCCGTTCGCGCTAGCCAAAAACCCGATGCGGGTCTTGCAAGGATCGCGCGGCTTCGGGAAAGTGACGGGATCGTATGGTTCCCCGCAGAGGTCGATCTGGGGAGATACTTTCCTCTGCTGGGAGCTTTGGCACGAACCAAAGGCTACCGGCACGATCCCGTCGCGGGCAGAGTACGTGATCGGATTGCGCCGTCAAGGAATGACGGATGCAAATCAAGCATATCGAGACTTTGATCTCGAATGGCCCCTTTGCGCAATCAGACAAGTGGCGACTGATCTCAATGCAGATGGAAGAGGCAGTCCGTCTTGTGGATTGGCCGCCTGGTACAGGGAAGTTTGTCATCCCGCGTGGGAAGAATAGGAACGGTGTCGTCCCCATCAAAATAAATCTGATCGCTCATCTCTGTGAAGAAGGATGGGACCAAGAGCAAGGTTTGGACATCGCAACGGTGAATCGACCAGGGAAGCTCGATGTCGTTGTGAAGACGGAGTGGGGCGCTTTCGCGGTTGAATGGGAAACGGGCAATATTTCTTCCAGCCACCGCGCGATGAACAAGATGGCCCTCGGCCTCTTGAAAAGGGTGCTCGTTGGAGCGGCCCTGATCGTTCCATCGCGGGAGCTGTACTACCACTTGACGGATCGTATCGGAAACTGGGAAGAACTCGCTCCGTACGTTGACCTTTGGAAATCAGTACCGATCGACAATGGGGTACTGCAAATCATCGTCGTCGAGCAAGACGGATTCGATGATAATGTCCAGGCGATTCCCAAGGGTACGGACGGGCGAGCAAGAGGCTAAACGTCCAGTACGTCGTCATTCTTGTGGTAGTGAAGGTCAGAGGATTCAAGACGTTCTTGGATCACGTCCACTGATTCCATCTCGACACCTAACCACCGACGATTCTTCTTCTCACAGACCGCGAACGTGGTGCCGCTTCCTCCAAAGGGATCGAGCACCACGTCTCCTTCCACCGTGCTCATCTCAATCACGCGGTCAAGGATCTTCGTTGAGAGGGCGTTTGCCTTCCGTTTCTTGCTCTTGAACTTCCAATGGCGGACAGGCGGAACGTCATTCCAAACGTCCATCAGGTTCACGCCTTTGGGATTCATTGCCCCACGGTGCCCGCCGTAATCCTTTATTTCCTTATCGCAGTGGCGGCAGGTTTCGATAGGCGTGCGGATCTTCCGGAACGTCTTGGGCTTCCCCTTTGAGTAATACAGAAGGCTGTAATGGCTCGGGTACAACCTACCTTGAATCGGCAGCAGCATCTTGATGTTCACGGCGATCCAGTGCCGAAAATCAAGCCCACGCTGCATGAGGTGGTATCCAATGGGGATGTTCCACTTCGGGAGATTGTACACGAAGAAAGAGCCGCCTGGCTTCAAGACGCGGATGCACTCGTCGAGCCAGGAATGGCACCACGGCAGGTATTCTTCTTCGGGGCGCAGGTCGTTGACCGTCCCGCCGTACTCCTTGCCTAGGTTGAATGGGGGGTCTGCGAAGACCGTATCGACGCACGAGTCCGCAAACTTCTTGAGGATGGCCGTGCAGTCCCCGTGGAAGAGTGCCCCGAGATCGGTTGCGAAGCAGGGGGCGAGGGCACCGTTACGCGAGAACGGGGCAATGGCGAACGAACCGCCCGAGACGGGAAAAAGCCGTTTCATCTTGAATCTCCATGGCAATCTCCCCAGATCGGCCAACCACGATTATCACCGAAAGGCCGTTTTTTTCAAGGGTAGGTTCGCTTGCGCTCATGTCGAAGATGCCATACAGTCCCCCCATGCACCCAACTCTCGCCGCCTTCGCCAAGCTCGTCCGTCGCGGACGGTTCGCCAAGGGCAACCTGAGCCAGTCCACGCTCGGTCACCAGGTCGGGGTGACTCGCCAGACCATCATCGGGATCGAGCAGGGCAACGACACCTCCCTCAGCACCGCCGTTGAGATCGCCCGTGCGCTCGATGTTTCTTTAGATTCCTTAAAATGAGGCCCGAAACCTCCTCCAACGGCCTGGAAGAAGACTTGCTCCAAACGAGCGAGACAGTCTTTCAGAAACGCAAGGCGGAACTGCAAGCGAAGATGGAAGAGGAAACCGATACACTGGAAGCCACCGTGGACTTCTGGCGAGACAACGGAGTACCTCACAAGACGATCATGGCGGAGATTGAGAACGTGAAGCGAAGGGTTGGGAAGCTGCTTGATGCACTCGCGGAGGTGACGGTCGAGAAGGCCGTGCGAGAAATCGGTATCCGCCAATTCATTGACACCCGTGAATCCTAAAGAGCATCTAGCAGCGGCGTATAAGCGTCATCCTTTTGAGACCCACCAGAAAATTTGCGAGTTCGCCGGGACACTCCTCCTCCAATTCGATAGAGCCACACTCTCTCGCTACAGACTCTTTCATGTTCTTATCGGCTCCACGCCAGCGGAAGAATGCAAAGAGGACGACATGGGTTCCGTCATCAGTTCTTTCATTGAAACGCTATGAAGCACGTTCAAGTTCCGCTTTGGATGGCATTTGTAATCAGCGCAATTGCAGCGCACTTTGCCAGCCTCAATGGGTTCACCATTGCCATCCAGGACAAGAGTCTCTGGATGGTCCTGATTCCGACAGGTCTGCTTCTATGGATCGCGTTCTGTAATTGGGCCAATCCATACGTCACCAATTACTTCCGAAAAAAGCAATGATCCCCTGGAACCCCACCATCGGCACCATCGAAGAGGCATACACGCAAGCGAAGGCGGAAGAGTACCGACGCAAGTACCCGTACACTGTCTATCGGTTGTTCTCTCCCATCGTCGTACACGAGTATTGCGGATAGGCTCCAAACCTACCCACAGCCCTTGTATATTGACCTTGAGATTTTGTGTCAAAAATGGTAGACTTAGTAGTACATTCACATCCACTTCCCCACCTCCCCTATGGCGCGTCTCGCCGCTCTCACTCTCTTTATTTCCGTAGCGTTCCTGCTCGGGCTTGTCCTGGCATTCGCAGGAATCACGGTTGTGTCCCTGGCTTCTTAATTCCTTCTCCCTTACCCCATGAAATACGTCACCCTCTTCTTTGACCGCTTCCCAGCCGCCCTCACGGGCCTCGTTGTCCTCACACTCATCTTCCTCGTCACGTTTGCCACTTCTGTTTGGGCTAAAGACGATACCGAGATCCGCAAGGCATATCTTGAAGACCGTATCGAGATCGCCTCTGAAGAATACAAAGCCCTGGAAGCCGAGTACCTTCTAGCCAAGACCGACCGGGACGCCGCACAGCTCATCATGGATCAGAAGGCCGCGCAAATGGCCTCCCTCGCGTCTCTGAACGCCTCCCGCCGTGCGGAGCTTAAAACCCTGGACCCGTCTTTTCAGTAGCCCCCGCTTCAACCTTGGCCGAAAGCCAGGGGGAGGGGGCTTACCAGGGGGGGCTTACGTTCGCACCGCCAGTCGATCCGTCGTCGTTCCAGCTTCCAAGCGGCGACCTGCTGCCCGATGGAACCGACCTGAACAAGCTGGCCGATGCCGTGGCCGTGGCCGAGACCTCGGGCTGTACCGACGGAACGGCGATCAAGCGAAAGAATTGCTTTGGGATCATGCGCTTCTGGCTCGTGAACGGTGTTCGCCACCGTGAACCGAAGTACTACGCCAGCCACGCGGAGTCGTATGCTGACTTCAAACGGATATGGAGAAAGAGCTATGGCCGCTTCCCAGACCGTGCTCTCGCGGTCAAATGGACGGGCAATGACAATGCCGATACGTGGCTTGCCAACGTGCAAAGGACGTACAACAGGTAAAACATGCTTGACACCCTCCCGCACCTCCTGTAATGTCCCTCACGTTTATTTTCTCCCTCCAATTCTATGCTTAGTCTTCTCATCGCATCGGCCATCGTTCTCGGCCCCGTAGAGTCTCCCAGCTACCACTCGGTCGGCTACTACGACAACATGATCCAGGTATCGCAGCGGGTACTTGATCGCTCTATCTACGCTGATATTGAGTTCGCTCACCTCGGCAAAGACGGTGAGATGAACGAGGTCTTGCAGCGCAAGATCGACAGAAACGGTGAAGCTGTCCAGGAACACTGCCGCCGCCGTCTCCGCATGGAAGCTCTGAACGAGAATGAGTGCGGATCGGGATTCAGCCGCTAAACATGGATGCTCCTCAAAATTCCTCCGTAAGCTAATCGATCATCGGTTCGCTTAGCAGAAATCGGCCTCGCACACGCGGGGCCTTTTTCGTTGTCGCAGCCCGCGCGAGCACCACAAAGTGATCGCTTGCGAGGCTGCACTTGCGCGACGTTACTAGCCGCGCTATTCTTTCGCGTGTCCCTTTCCCCCTTCTATGAAAGAACCCAACGAAATCACACTGGCAGAGTGGGCCGATAAGCACGGCATTGCAGTACGCACGGCCCAAGGCTGGGCGAAGACTGGTCTAATTAATGCGAAGAAGAAGAAGCGTGCCGTTCGCATGACGATCAATCGCCTCGTGCGGACCTACTTCATAGACGCCGCCACAATTCCACCATCGGATCAAGTTGTTACCGCTTGCGCCGCTAACAACGCTGAGGTAGAGTAAGTACATGACCACTGACAACTTCGATCCACAGGCAGACCGTGAAGACGACGAGGTACACGAGAAAGAAGAACACGACGACACGACCTCCTACGAAGAAGCCGTCAATTCCTAACCCCTCCCATGGACTTCTCCGCTCCATTCACCATCACAGGCAACGTCTTCATTGACACGGACGACATCCGCTCTTGGCTACTCGATCATCCCGGCGAAACCGTAAACGAAGCCTTCCGATACCTCGCAACGGACAAGATTCTTGAATCAATGAAGTTGCAAGAGAGCGATATATGGGTGGGTGAAGAAATAATCGTCGGCAAGGTGGAAACGAATCATTCCATGATCCTCCCAAGTGACACCCAGCTACCTTGCAAGGAATGCGACGGAGAGCCTGGCAAATGTGAATGCCTGGATTGCGGTATCGCAATTATCGAGAAGGAGGCGGACTACGATCACTATTGCGGAGCTTGTTCCTATAAGAACGCACGCCTATGACACACCCCGCATCCCTCTTCTGCATTCCCGCCCTCATTCTTTCCTTCCTCTCTCCCATGACAGCATACCTTTTCTTCCTCCACTTCCTCGCAGGTGCGGCACTGGCTTCCGTAGCCTGGATGGTGGTCCTTCTTTACGTCGCAGATCGAGAAATGAAGCGATACCAAATCGCAATGAACGGTTGCGAACATGCAACTGACGATAAAGATTCCGAACAAAACTAGCTCTTAATTCCTTTCCTTTTTCTCTTCTATGGAGCACACATTCAAAGTAGGCGACCGGGTTCGCGTTCGGCAATGGGATGATATGGTCAAAGAGTTCGGATTGACTTTGTTAGTTGACTGCAAAACAAATCCTAGTTTTGTTACTAACATGAAGCATCTTTGCGGTCGTGAGGCCACGATCAAGGATTTGCACTCAAAATACGGTTGTGAGTTGTTGGACTGGTCGGACACCAGCGGAGACATGAATTGGTCGTTCTCTACTCAGATGCTTGAACTCGTCTCGAAGCCTCGCAGCTCAGCCTCCTGGACCCGTGACCCCGACTGCTACCGCAAAGGATCTGACTGGTACACGCAGAAGGAAATCAGCTTCAAGGGAAAGACCTACTCCCGTGAAGAGTTCATGGCCTTTGCTGCCGAAGTGGACACGCTGAGTCGCAGCTATCGCAGAAACTTTCCCAAGAAATAGCCCTCACTTCCTTCCTCCTCTCCTATGTCCCTCTATCAAAAACTATCGGCCATCCAAGTAGAGCTGAAAGCCCCGAAGGGCCACAAGAATGCTCATGGAGGTTATATGTACCGATCGTGCGAGGACATTCTTGACGCTCTGAAGCCACTGCTTTCACAGCACAAATGCACGTTAATCCTCTCCGATTCCATCGAAATGGTCGGTACGAGATTCTACGTGAAAGTGACAGCAAAGCTTACGGACGCATCTGATGACGACAAGGTCACCGCCCGCGAGGCAATCGAATGCACCGCCCTTGCTCGTGAGCCAGAGGAACGAAAGGGATTCGATGCCTCACAGATCACGGGAGCCGCATCATCCTACGCTCGCAAGTACGCTCTCAATGGCCTCTTCTGCATCGACGACACGAAGGATGCGGATTCGATGGACAACCGCCCAGAGCCTCCAAAGGTGGCGAAGCCAGCACCAGTCGCCGCCGCTCTTCCCGAGCAAGTGGCCGAGATCGAAGCCCTCTGTACGAAGCTCGGCAAGCCATACGAACAGCTCAAGACGCACTTCAAGGTATCGGGCACCTGGACAATGGCCCAAGCGACCGCCGCACTTGCCGCCCTCCATAAAGCAGAAAAAGACCTCGCAAAGCAACTCGACTCCCAAGCCTAATCCTTCCCCTCCCTCCTCATGTACCAAGACGACGCACAAGCACAGGCAGAACACGAAGCATCCGAGGATGCAGAGGCAGCCGCGCATCAAGCGGAGATGGATGCACAGGGCCGGGCCGAGGCCGAGACGGCAGAAAGCCCCCTTGATAGGGCCCTGGCAGACTTCCGAGCCACCTTCCAAGCCGTCCAGCAGGAAGCAAAGGCACGGGCAGAGATCGAAGCCTCCGAAGAGTACCAAAACCTCCAGTGGATCATCGAACGAACACAGGCCGAGCAAGCCGAAATGCTGGCGAAGATTCCCGACTCACGAGAGGAGCATTCGATGGATCGTACCGAGTTACTCGCACTCATGGCGAAAGAGAACGTCTACAAGCTCCCAGGCTTCAAAGTGAAGACCCGTGTCGTGAGAGAAGTGGACACCCTCGCAACCCTCCATGCTCTTGGTGGCGACCTGGATGCAATGATGCTCGTCAGCTCAATCAAAATCGGAGCACTGGAAGCATTCATCAAGGACAATCAAGAACTTCGCCGCGACCTGAAGAAGTGCATCATCGAAAAAGGAGTTACCATAACGGACATTGTTCCCGAAGACACTATCGCTACCGCCGCCTAACCCATGTCCAAGCTCTACCCAAACATCGACGGCGAAAAGAGCACGACCAAGGGCAAGTGTCTTGAATGCGGCACGATCCTATCCGCTAAGAACCCAGGGAAGAAACTCAACGTCGAGTACACCTGGATGAACGGCGACGACGAATCGGAAACGTACTGTAATGCCCATGCCGCCGCCTTCAAGCGGAAGCTGGACGCAAGAGACAGACGCTACGAAGAACGCCTTGCAGCCGAGTGGAAGCGCGAAGTTGAGCTGAAGGACTCGCTCTTCAACCGACTTGCAGCCGTCCACCAAGTGCAGAAGCTTACAGAGTGCCAGTGGCGAGTGAATGGAGTCCTCGATGTCTACCCGACGAACCGCCGCTACCACGACATAAAGAAGAACGTGCGCGGAGGCTACGATGATGTTCTCTCCTTCTGCAAATCCTATTTCCGTACCGCCGCATGACCTCCCTCCCCACCACCATCGGCCTTCTCCGTGAAGTGGCAGAGCAAACTGCCGACCCCACCTCCGTACCACCCGCAACCCTCTTCAAGCTCTACAACCGCCTTATCGAAGCGTACACGAACCTCGGGGAAGAGATGTGCCGCAAGTTCTCCGCGAAGGAACGAAGCTACCTGGCAAGGAAGATCGCACAGGCGAAGGCATACCAAGGCGAACGCTACAAGGAAAAGATCAGTGTGAAGGACGCGGAAATGACCGCAATGCTTTCTGTCGGGGGGGAAGCTGAGAAAGAGATCGAGGCCGCCGCAGAATACGAAGGATACCGTACCCTCATCGGGTCCGTGGACCGCGCGATCGACTTCACGCGCTCGCTTATCAGCTACTCCAAGTATTCCGAAAAACTCCCTTCCACCCCATATCATGCTTAAACCCTTTCCCATCCCGCCAGGTGCGGATACCAAGTCAAAGAACGCCATCCTCGCAATGCAAGCGAAGCTGGGAAACATGTTCATTTCAGACGAGGAAATCAAGAAGATCATCGATGGAATCATGCGTGCACAGGCTCCGCGCGATCAGAAGAAGGCGGAAGAGAAAATGAAGAAGGCAGCCCAGAAACAGCGTGACTTTGAAGCCATGCAAGCAGTACGTCGTGGAAGACACGCATAATCATGCCAACTAAGTACCGCCTCATCGGCTTCGTCACCCCTGCCACTCTCGCAGGATGGTCGGCTGGAAGAAATCGAAAACCGATTATCCAAGATCATGGCGGCCATAGAGAAACATTCACCGCTACGGAAGTGCTGGAATACCTTGATACTTTCTATCCCCTCGCATGATCCACGACCTCGCCAGCTTCCGCGTTACCGACATTCAATCCGTCTGGGGTCAGTGGCCCCGTTCTCCCCTCACGGGCGACCATCGGAACATCGACAAGGCTCATATCCTCGGCAGGGGCAACAAATCAGACAGGAAGCTCCATAGCTCGATTCTGAACTTCGTACCGCTCGACAGAGCAATCCACGCTGGCGCGTACCGAGACCATCCCTACATGCGGGCACTGTTCCTGGAAATCGCACGGGAGAAGGTGGCGGAGGCCGTTCGGAACGGGGACTACCAGTACACGCAGCTTGACCACGAGTTTTTGACTCAGGTTTCCCGCGAATGGGAACAGAAGAACGTCGGCTACCTTACTCCTCCCGCTGTTGTATGAACCCCCAACTCTTTCTCGACGACGCACTGGCCCAAGTCGAACAGAACGCCGACCAGCTCTGGCTTGAAGCTGCTGTCCGAATCGTCAAACGCATCTGCGAGACCACCCCAGAGTTCACCACAGATGCCCTCCACGCCGAGTTAGCGAAGACCATGCACTCCACCAGGGAGAAACGTGCTCTCGGAGCTGTAATGCGAAAAGCAGCCCATTGCGGATGGTGTGAGAACACGAGCAGAGTGGAGAAGTCGAAGCGACCGGAGTGTCACAAGCGTCCCGTGGCGGTCTGGCGGAGCCTCATCTACCCTACATTCCAGCTATCCGAGCCTCGCCCTACGTTCTACTCTTGATATGCAAAACCCCAGCCCCGACGACTTCTCCTACGGCAGAATCCCTCTCCCCATCATCGAGGTCGATCCTCGTACGCTCAGGAATCATTGCTTAACTTCCCCTCTATCGAATGACCAAATTCATAATTCTTGATCGGCAAAAAGGCAAAACCACTCAGCTCATCAAAATGGCCGACAACTATGACGGGTACATCGTTTGCGCGAACAGAGAGATCGCGAAGTACACCGCTGACATGGCCAGGAAGATGGGGGCGAAGATTCATTTCCCCATGACAATCCGCGAGATTTTGAAGGGCAAGTATTACCCGCATGGCGTGAAGAAGATTTACATAGACAATCTCGATCTGATGCTCCATGAAATTGCACCTGGCTTGATTACCGCCGCTGTTACGTTGACTCCCTCCACACCTCTCTCCAATGACCAAGAAAGCTAAACCATCGGCAAAGCCCGTGAAGGAGCCTTCAACTTACATACTCGTGGGGAGGAATCTCTTCGCAAGATGCGACTCAGAAGACTTTGCCATGCTTTCAAAAATGAAGTGGCATGCCCACAAGGGCAAGGCAGGAGTCGTATATGCACGTTCATACATTTCGTCAATGCAACGAAAGCGAGTTTTCATGCATGCTCTCTTGAGAGGAAAGGGGTGCGACCACATCAACGGGAATGGCCTGGATAACAGAAAATCAAATCTTCGCCGATGCACGGTTCAGGAGAATGGATGGAACAGACAATCGAGACGCGGTTCTTCCAAATACAAAGGCGTGCATTGGGATGGACGGAAGAAAAAGTGGTGCGCATCCATTACGAGAAATGGGAAACAGCATCATTTGTCCTATTGCATGAGCCAAGAGGACGCTGCAATCTACTACGACGTTGCGGCCCAAATGCTTTTCGGCCATTTCGCGAGACTCAATTTCCCTGTCACCATTTCCCCAATCTCCGATGAAAAATAAATCAAAGCCCATGCACTGCAAACTCACGATTCGCGGCGGCAAAATATCTCACAGGAGACAGGAATCCACGCCGCACGTTTTCTTTGACCGAATGCTTACGATCGAGCAGGTCGGCCACATCATTTCCTACCTGGCTCAATTCCCCGAGCCTTCCTCCAATTCCGATGCCAACTGAAACCATCACCCCCGAGCAGTACCAGGCCACCAACGAAGAACTGCTCCGCAAGGTGATTGAGGCTCAATGCAACGGTGGCTACAAGCGATTCTCGATGCGGACGTTCACTTGCTTGCGAGAAGATGGACGGCTGATAAACGTCAGGTCGGCAGCTTGCCACGCTCTTGAAATCCTCCTCGACACAGAAGGGCTTCGAGCGACATCCATCGCTGGAAATCTTTACCCTGTGTCAGACCAAATCCTATTCGCTTGGCACTCTGGCAAGGGGAACAATCTTCGCGCCGCTCTTGAAACCGCTGTTTCTTTCCTTCCTACTCATGACTAACCCACCCCCCCAGCCCCCAAGCGAGCTTTGCCCCAACTGCAACGATCCTATCGCCATCAGAAACCCATCGGGCCAATGCGACCACCTTTACTATCCCGATAACGTAAAGCCCCAGCCCCCAAGCGGAGATATGGAGAGGAAAATTGATATTGGAGCATTGGCAAACTGCGCGATGGGGAAGCCAATGAATATAGACCAGTTGCTTGACCCTGACTTTCCAATAAACGCTGTTCGCGTGGCAGAGGAATTAGCCCGTCTCGGTAAAGAACTGCCATATGGTTGCACCTGGATGGCTCACGGTGCGCTTACGATTATCTCTCTTTTTGAACGAGTTTCCTCCCTCCAAACCTCCCTCTCTGCGGCAGAGGGGAGAATCGGGGAGCTGGAAGACGAAAATGCTCTTTTTCTCGGTGCTATCGACAGAGGTATAGATTCGATGGAAAGAATGAACCGTACTTTGGATAATATTTCCCCCTCCACAGATGAAAAGTAAGACCCCTCTACATCAACTGGCAAAGTCCGAGATTCGCCGCATTGCATCTGACTGGGAAGCTGCGGTGCGAGTGATGCTTGAGATGCAGGAGAGAATCAAGGTGCTGGAAGGGGAGAAGGAGAGGATGAAGACAGCTCTAAAGTTGGCAAGCGAATACGACGACTATGCGGGCGATGAGCCAAGAGAGAACGGAATCCGCTGTTGTTGCCGCGTAGAAGACTACGAACCGCATGCAAAGGATTGTGAAATCATGTCCGTCCTCGCCTCCCTAACCCCTACCTCTTCTGAAGAATCACCACGATACCTTCCGACTCCCTCCCTCCATAGCAACCCTGTTCAAGTGTGTGATTTTTCACCTTCCCCCTCCACCCCCTCCGTATGAGCACCCAAGACAAAACAATTCATGAGCGGCTACGCGAGATAGAGGAGCGAGCATACGAAATCGCGGCCACTGAGCCGAGTATCGTGAATATGTACGAGCTTTGCAAAAAGTCTAAGAAGCTGGCGAATGTTGACTGTAAGCTCCTCCTCTCCCTGGCGAAGTGGGGACTTGCGGCCCATAAATGGATTGACCGTAGAGATTGCGATTGTTTCCCGGAATGTGAATGCGAACGATGCGAGATTTTATCTACCTTCCCCCCGAACCGATGGCGACAAGCTTCTTTGAAAAATATTTAGGCGAGCATATCGCATTCAATATTCTAGGCTTCCGTGTGGTGCTTTTCGGTTTTAATGCAATGCACGTTGCCCTGAATATTCGCACACCTAGCGGTTGGTGGTATTGCTTGCATCCTACCATTCGCTGTTTCGGAAGATGGTGGCCCTGGTACTTCTATGTTTCTCGTGACGCAACGCCATGCAAAGCGGTACGCGGCTTTGGTCCAGGTTATCGGAAGAATGAGTTTGTATCTCAACTCGACTCCCCTCCCTCCAAATGAAGGAAACATCCTCATTATCGGCAGAGTCAATCGTTGTTTCATTGGAGCTTGCGAAGGAGCTGAAGGAGGCGGGGTGGCCGCAGAACGAATCGGTATTCTGTGTGGATACCAAGGGAGGCTTGGGAGTCGTTCTACGAGACGCAACTCAAATGGGCGAGAGCCAGGTTATTTGGAACGAACGATTTATCGCCGCCCCGACTGCGGAGGAATTTTTGCGGAACCTGCCAGATAAAATAGCGGATGATGTGATGACAGGTACCAAGTCACTACTACAGATTCAGGCACGCGAGAAGAGGAAAGGCTGGCACATTTTCTACTTTGACGATTCAGGAGCAATGGGCTCAACGCTTGCCAATGCCGCAGCAATAATGTGGCTCCACCTCAAATGTAACAACCTCTTGCGCTAACCCCCTCCCATCCATAACCTGCCCGCATGAAAAACCGACTGAACGGGCATGCGAATGGGAAACCGAAAGAACTGGCACCGATCCCCGAGGGTGGGTTCCAAATCTCCGAGGACGTCATCAGGTACGAAGTCTACGGGGCACACTGGTACCTCCACGTCCCGACCCGCGAGTGGATGACATCAGTCACAAAGCCTCTCCGCCACTTCCCGAAGGGTCCGCAGTACGAAGAGTGGCACGCGAACCAGGGGGGATATCAGAACGTGCAACGGATCATGGAGGAGGCGGGCAAACGTGGGAGAGCTGTTCACTCGGGCATTCATTCCCTCCTGAAAGGAATCCCGCTGAAGAGGCGCGAGTTTGACCACGAATCCTGGACGCACCTCATGTCGTTCAAGCGGTGGTTTGAAGACGTGAAGCCAGTGATCTATACGATGGAAGAGGTGGTCTACGACACGCGAAGGAAGATCGCGGGGACTCTCGACATCGCGTGCGAGCTGGAAGGCGTGCCGACCATCTTGGATGTCAAAACCGGAAAGTACCTGTATGACAGCAACCGGATTCAAGTAAACGAGTATGCGAAGCTTTGGGAGGCGATGGGGAACGGACCCAAGATCGAACAGGTGGCACTGCTTCGTACTGGGAGTAAGCACAAGTGCGGGTACGAGTTTTGGAAGGATGCCGTGAGCGAAGAGAGGCACACCGTCTTCCGTGCCCTTCAGTACGTCGAGAAATTCATCCATCCCGAGACCGAACCTCGGTTCGGAAGTAAACCACCCGATGAGCTTTCAATCGACGTGTAGCTGCGCTAACCTCCCTCGCGGTTCCTTTCAAACCCAGGAGGTGTCCAGTGACACAACAGATCGAGCAAATCCAAAGCGGGGCAAGCAAGATTATTTTTTCCCTACAGTCCGCCATCGTCACCACCATGACGGCGGCAGCGGAGGGCGTGGAAGGTCAAGTGAAGGTCGCCCAGGCGTTCCAAAAGCTGGAAGCCCAGGATGCGATCCTGAATTGGCTCGTGCAGCGCCGCATCGACCAGGAGAAACGCCTGGAAGACTCGGGGCTCCGCGAGGCCCAGAAGGCATTGATCCGCCGCAAGATCGAAGCCATCGACGACGAATTGACCGCACTGCTGTCCTCGTCGGGGATCGACGACAAGACCGCCAAGGCCGCCGTTCTGAAGGTCCATACTCCTCCTGCCCGCATCGCAGGCCGAAAGTGACCTTATGCCCTCTACACGGAAGTGGAGGGCTTCTTTGTCAAGGTGAAGTGTACATTTTCCTTGCGCTGAATGAATACATGCTGGTATCGTCTCTGCGTACTTCCCCAATTCCTCCATGAAGCACACGAAGACCCGCCGCAGCGTATTCGAGACTAACAGCAGCTCGACGCATTCCATCTCAATCGCGAGTGGAGCGGAGACACTCGACACACTCCCGATGGAAAACGGTGTGGTTGCCATTGAAGGTGGAGAGTTCGGCTGGGAGGTGAACGACTACTACGACGCATGTTCAAAGGCTTCTTACTGCATGACCTGGGCGTTCCAATATGGAACAGAGGAGCATCGGGAGATGTTGAAGCGGGTAATTCAGCAGCGAACAGGAGCCGATAAGGTGGTGTTGCGCCAGGGGGACGATTCATATTATCCAAATGGTTACATCGACCACCAATCCGACGACGTTTGCAAGGAGGCATTCAAGAGCGAGAAGTCTCTTCGGGATTTCATTTTTGATCCTAGGTCATGGTTCCATACATGCAACGACAACGGAGGTTGCTCACGGTGCGATGAAGAATACGAAAAGAAATATGGAAACAACTAGCTCTTCACTACTGGCGAAGTACCGCAACGGAAACTGCGCGGTCAGTCTCTACGAGGACGGAACGAAAGTCCGCGAGTGGGATGGCGAAGCAAGACCGGAGTTTCCTGAGTCGATGGACCTAAAGATCACCGACTGGTGCGATGGCGGTTGTCTTTACTGCCACGAGAAATCGACGATAAACGGCAAGCACTCGAACCTGGAAGATATCAAGAAGATACTTGCCGACTTGCCACCTGGCGTTGAGATCGCGACGGGCGGTGGCGACACGATGGCCTACCCGTTTCTTGAGGAATACATGGAGTGGGCTAAAGAAAGAGGGCTGATCGTGAACATGACGGTTAATGCGATGCACCTCTACCGCCATGCTGATCGCATCCGCGACCTACGAAAGAGAAAGCTAGTGCATGGTGTTGGGATCTCGTACGGCAAACGGTTCGAGGATCGTATTCTCGACATCGCTGATAGAAACACTGTGGTTCATGTCATAGCTGGCGTAGACGATATTCAGGGCATCCTGAAGCTCGCTCGCCAGGGAGTCACGATTCTCGTTCTCGGATACAAACGGTTCGGGCGTGGTGTGATCTACTTCGATGATAAGGTACAGCGTTCCGTCGATGCTTGGCGCTACTGGATTGGCCCTCTGATGCGAAGCGGCAGCACAATTTCGTTTGATAACCTCGCTATCGAGCAACTTGGCATCGAGTCGCTTGTCACCCCAAAGGCTTGGGAGAATTTCTATCTTGGAGCGGATGGATCGCACACAATGTATGTCGATGCAGTTCAAATGGAGTATGCGAAATCCTCTGTGTCGCCACGGAAAGCTGTTGGGGATCTTGGGATTCGTGAAATGTTTGCCGTCATTCATCCTCTCTCTAAATGACCTACAACCGCCCTCCCTGGCCCAAAGACATCTACGCGAAGTTCTCCCGTGTTGCCAAGCTCCTTGGTTATCAGGTTCGCGGTAGACGTTGGCAGCTTCTTGATCTCTTGCTCGACTACGCCGAAGAACACCCTTCGATCTTCAAGAGCAGATGACGATTGAAGAGTCTTGAACGAAACGAAGTGGCTGATAAGCCAGGGAGTGAAGTGAGGGGCTCTGAATCGCACACCACGAATGGAAGCATTAAAAAAGCCCCAGTGCCGGAGCACCAGGGCCGAACGCTTACTTGTGAAGCTCAACTACAACCGTCTCAACCATCGTTCCCGATTCCTGGAAGGTGCCCGGAGGAAGGTCGCAAACGATTTGGCCGTGGTCTTCAACGAAGCGGCGGAACTCGGATCGCTGTTTCTGCGTTCCGAAGGTGAACCCCTTGCTCATGATTGCTACGAGCCGACCACCTGGCTTCAAGAACTTATACGCATGGAGAACGTGCTCAATGTCTTGATTCTTTGTAAATGGTGGATTCATAACAACGCGGTCGTACGATTCCTTCGGCTCAACTGACAAAAAATCTGCCTCCGTCGAGTTAAAGCCCCTTTCGTGAAGGCCAAGAGCTTCCTTCGGATTCAGCTCGATACAGGTGACCTTCGCTCCGCACTCTCGCAATGCCTGCGCGATTGCCCCATCTCCTGCACTGGGTTCAAGGCAATCCATACCAGGCTTGACGGCCGCTATTCGCATCAAGTCCAGGGCGATCTCGGAAGGTGTATAGAACGCTTGAAAATGTTTCTTCTCGTCAAGGATCTGACCGGAGTTTAGGAGTGATTCAATCTTCTCTTTCGCTCCGGGATCGAATATGTGTTTCTTGGCTTTCTTGTTCCACTTGGCTCCAGCCAGTTCCAGGAACTTGTTGACCGCAACATACTGATGCCTGTCGAGCGTTCCCATGAGTGTGATGCTCGTTTCGTCGATTATCGCTCGGCCAATGATGTCAAGAATCTCTGCGTTTGCCTTGAGGGTAGCGGAGGACATTTTAGAGGAGGGAAGGAATTAATAGTCCGAGCCAAGCAGGGCCGTGATCGCCCCGCCTGTGTCGTCTTCGATGATCCAAAGGGCCTCGGGCTTGTCGATGTCCTCGAACACTGCCAGGTAATCGAGGCCGTTGTGCCTCTTCGCCAGTTCTTGAAGCTGCATCAAGCAAGCGTGTATCTGATCTTGGTACATCTCGATCGCCGCCGGCGTTGCCACGAAGGGCTTCTCGGCTGAAGGTTGGAACATGTACTTCGAGTTGGGATGGTCGAAGGGAATCTCTTGGAGTTTGAGAATGGGCATGCCCCGAGAGTAAAGCTGTTCCTTCACCGCGTCGAGCGAATGGGCAATACGATACCCAAGAGTCGTTGGTTCAAAGACCTCGGGCATGGGTGCTGGGTAAAAGTCTTCCAGCACTGTCTCTCCGTCGAGAGAGTCAAACAATTCATCGGCCAACTCTGCGGCCTCTGGGAAGGAAGTGTGATCCATAAAACTGAAGGAGGAAGGAAGTAAGGAACCGCTTTTGCTCGCGGCAGGAAAGAGCCAGCCCGCCCACAGATCGCGTCAAGACTGCCGAGCGGATGAGACACGCCCGGTTGCCGACTGTAGCGAAGCGAAGGGAAAGCAACCGTTTGGCTGCGGCTCCCGCGAGCACGTCTTGCACGCATAGATCGAGGACGGGCTACACTCCTATGAACGCGAGCAAGCAATACTCAAGGCGTGTATACCTTCTTTGCATAGCGCCCGATCCGTGTATAGAAATCATTGAAATCTATGCACAGCCGCCAGGGAGGGCGGAGGGGAGGTGCACACCGAGGAATACTTGCGATTTGGCGATTCCCGCAAGAACTGGTGTTTTAATAGCTCGGAAATCGCCCTTTTGTGCACACCGAAGAAAGGGGCGTACATCAGCACGCCCCAGGGGTCAAAACCGTTCCACCACCATCAGGGCGACCATCCGATCGAACGATTCACGGCCAGCGATTCGAGGTGCAAAACCTCCCTTCCTGAGCCATTCTCGCAGACCTTGGGCCAGATCACGAACGAGGTCCATGTCTCCCTCTTCGTAAGCCTCTGCCAACTGATCGAACGCAGCTTGCGGGTCCAATAGGCACCGTCCTTTCGGTTTGGGAAAGACCGAGTCGGATAGTAGCGCAGGTTGGATGGGAGTGGTAATGTTTCAGCGGCCCATCGGCCATTAAGAGTTTCATCGGGATTAGGGGCACAAGGTCGAGCCTCTCCAACAGGAGAACAGCCTCATAAGCTGCTACCTCCCTTTTCCCGTATTTGAGTTGCGCCTGCATGGACATTTCCGTAGTGTGCCCGCGCGTCCGATTGCTCTTTTCATCGAAGGAGGCCTTTATGGCCACACTCACGCGCGCGTCACAGGAGTTGTTCCGTCGCTCAAAGGATGAGCGGTTCTCGTCGCTGGATGCCCTCTACGCCTACACTCGCTCTCAAAAGGAGCAGTCAAAGGATTCTTGGGTTCCGCCGAACGAGCTGATTCCGAAAGGGGATGACAGGCTCGCTCTCCAAGTCAACGGCTTCGGGATGCACACGCTGAATCACTGGTCCTTCCAGCAGCTTTGCACCCTCGCGGGCGTTGCCAAGGAAACCGTCAACAAGGTATCCGCCGAGACCGCCGCCCTCGTTCTCCGGGAAACTCTCCCGCAACAGGGCAAGCCGTTCCAAGTGCTCTCCACGGATCGTTCCGTTCGAGCCATCCACGGCCCCGCCTACACCCGCCTCTGGAACGTCGATCTTCTGTCCGTGGTCAAGGAATACGCCGTGGACTTCCAGCCGCCCCAGAAAGGTTTTAACGGCGGCACTGGACTCTACGCGGGTGAAGAAGACCTGTTCATCTTCCTGATCGACCCGCTCGGCTGGACGGACATCGGGGGCCAGAACTTCTGCCCTGGGTTCTTCCTCTGGAATAGCGAGGTCGGGAAGCGTGCGCTCGGGATGACTTGTTTTTGGCTCCAGGAAGTGTGTTCTAATCATATTTGCTGGGGGGCAACCGAAGTCGAAGAGTTCTCCCGCAAGCACACCCGCTCCGTTGGGAACGGACTCGACGACATCCGACGGATCATCGACGGCTTTACCGCCCGACGTGACCAGCGGATTGACGGGTTTGCCAAGGCAATCACCTCCGCCATGAAGACGAAACTCGGCGACGATGCGGAGAAGGTTCTGAAGATCCTTCAGAACAACACCATTCCCCGCAACCTCGCCAAGCGTGCTCTGGAAGCCTGCACGGAGTCAGGAGAGCGGTTTACGATCTTCGCCATCGTTGACCAGCTCACCCGCTTCGCTCAGGAAGCCGAGTACGCCGGAGAGCGCGTCGAGATCGACACCAAAGCGAGCAAGCTCCTTGAGCTTGCCATCTGATCGGACCTGGCCCCTGCATGATGTAGGGGCTTCTTTTTCTTGCGCCCAATGGTTCTAGGGGGTAAGGTGCGAGCATGAAGCTCATCCCTCTCTCCAAAGGCAAGCACGCCATCGTCGATGACGAAGACTTCGATCGGATCAGCCAGTTCAAGTGGCACTACCACCCCTACGGCTACGCGGCCAGGAAGCCAGGGAAGGTGAGCATCTACCTCCACCACGAAGTCATGGGGAAGAAGGTGCGGATCGACCACGCGAACGGGGACCGCCTGGACTGCCGCAAAGAGAACATGCGGGAGGCGACCGCCCAACAGAACGCGGCGAACCGCAGGCCGACATCAAAGAAGTGGCGGTTCAAGGGCGTCCGCATGAAGCAAGGCACCTGGCATGCCGAGATCACGTACAACCGCAAGTATTACTTCCTGGGGGCGTACCAGGAGGAAGCGGACGCGGCCCTGGCGTACAACGTCGCCGCGCAGCTTTGCTTTGGGGAGTTCGCTCACCTGAACGATGTCTAGGCGTGTCCAGAATCGTGTCCAGAATCCTTGCAAAGCACCCGAAGATTTGTAAAATGAGGAAATTGCAAGTGCGGAATACCAAGGAAGTTAGAGCAAGCGGTAGACATTCCCAAGCTGGAAGTCGTGGGTTCGAATCCCATCGCCCGCTCTTCATAAACCCAAATCTACCAAGGGTTTGTGACTCGACAGAAAGTGGCCGCTGAACCCCAGTGGCTACAATTCTGTCCAGAATAACGAAGGGAGCACCAGGGTACCAGCCTGGTGCTCCCCGAGACCCTCCTTGGTCTTCCGTTGTGATTCACTCACACGGGAGGGTCAAAAATGGCTCGGAATGCGAAGCCCTGGTTTCTGAAACAGACCCAGTGGTGGATGGCCTACATCGGCGGCCAGAAGACGAAGCTCGCCAAAGGCCGCGAGAATCTCAAAGCCGCAAAGTCGAAGCTCCGCGAGCTGCTCACCGCCGCCGAAGCGAACCCAGCTTCCACGGACGAGCAGACCGTTGCTTCCGTCATCGAAGCCTACGGCGTCTACGCCAGTAAGCGCCTCGCCGCCAGCACGATGGCGATGCGGAAGCCCTACCTCCAATCCTTCGCCGAAGCCCTCGGCAAGAAGCTTGTTCGGGACTGCGGCCCCGAGCACATGGAGTCGTGGGTGGAGTCCCATCCCGAGTGGGTTTCGGACTGGACCCGCAACGGAGCGATCCGCAACGTCCAGGTGGCGTTCAACTGGGCCGCTTCGCGCAAGGTGGACCGCAGCCGCCGCCTCATTCCCGAGAATCCGTTTCGCGGGGTGACACACCCCGTGGGCGAGCCCCGCCGCGATATGACGGACGCCGAGTTCGTCGCCCTCCTTCGCTCCACGGTTGAACGGTGGTGGAAGACCCGCCCCACGCCAGGTAAACGCTTCCGCGAAATCCTGATCTTCCTTCGCTACACGGGAGCACGCCCAAGCGAAGCCGCCAAACTCCGTTGGTCCCATATCGACACCGAGCAGGGCGTCATCGTCCTGACCGAGCACAAGACCAGCCGAACGCAGAAGGTCAAAAAGCCCCGCATCATCGCCCTTCACCCTTCCGCCATCCGTCTCCTCGCCCGCATCCGCCGGCGGGGGGAAGGGGAGTATGTCTTCGTCAATCATCGACGGACTCCCTGGAATAAAAACTCGTTGGCTCTTCGGATCAAACGGGCACGGGAGAAGGCGGGACTCCCCGACGACGTGAAGCTCTACGGAGTCCGTCATGCGTTCGGGACCAGGGCCATCACGAACGGGAGCGTCGATCTCAAGACGCTGTCCGAACTGATGGGGCACACTACGACGAGGACGACGGAGCACTACCTTCACGTTGCGGGGAAGCATGAGCACTTGGCTCGCGCCATGCTTTCCGTAAACGGTCCGCGTCCAGGAAAGTAAACGGCTTCGGCTTCGTTACAGGGGTCGCACGTTTGGGTTCCTGAACCGTGCTTCGATCCTGAATGAAGCGATCCAGCTCAGCGGGATCGACACGAAATCCTTTTCCGTTCGCCCCGACCCGAACCACCCGCAGTAGTCCACGGTCTTTGAGCAGGTAGACGTTCCCAACCGAACAACCCAACCGCCTTGCCACTTCACTCAGTCGCAACATGGTGCACCAAGGAGAAAGCCATGAACCACCAGCCCACGCCAGAGCAAGAGATCGAAGACCTGAAGCTGAAGGTCGCCTACTACGAAAAGCGTTTTGAAGACCTGCCGTACTTCGTTCGGTTCTTCATGCCTCGTCCCGAGTTCCCACGCTCTCAAAAAGAGAGGCAAGAAGATTGGAACGCGATGGAATTGCTCCATGAAATCCGCAAGGGCGAGTGGGCCGAGGAGCGGAAGAAGCGGGTGGAGCGCCGCCGCAATAGTTGGGTAAGCCGCATCCCCATCATCGGCTGGATCTTCTGCCGCTAAATGTCCTTCACGGGAGCCGTCCTTCGGGGCGGCTCCTTTCCTTTTGTACGTTGCTCCAAAAACTCCCGCACCTGCTCAGGGGTGGACCGCTTGCCTTTCTTCCTGCCGACGCACACATGCGCGAGCGCACCCGTGGCCCAGAGCGCGTAGATGTTCGAGATCGAACAATGGAACAGGTCAGCGATGGCACGGGCGGTATACACGTTGCACCAAAAGGAAAAGGGCATCCGTGCCCGTGGGGTTTACTTTCGGACTTCGGCCAGAAGCCGATACCCTTTTTCGAGACAATCCATGACGTACGCTTCGGGCAGTTCGGGACAAAAGTCCCGCTTGTCCAGGTAGTCTTCAAGAAGCTCGATCCCTTCCATGATGTGGAGCTGCTTGCGATACTTCTCTTGCAGTTCGGGCGGGTTCAACGTCGCGCACATTTCCAAAATGGTCACTCTGTTCCGCCAGGCCTTTTTCCAGGCCAGTTTTGAATCCATTACGTCACCTGTTTCTGAAGCATGGTCACGAGTTGCTTCAAGCTCTTCCAAGACACGAAGGCATCCTTGAGTGCCATCGCCTCGAACGTCACCCACACGCCTTCGCTTTCCTTGCTGGACAGGACGCACGTCCCGTTGCCAGCTTTGTGAATGGTCAACATCTATCTTCCCTTTCTAAAAGAGTTACTACACGCACGAGCCAACTCACGCGGGGACCAGGGCGGGCACGCCTTGCCCGAAGCGTTCCAGTCCATGAGGTGGACCATTGCTTCCGATTCAGAGAGCCCCGCATCTCTCAAAATCGCACACGCACGAAACAGTGCGTTACTTCCATGCTGTCCCTGGATCGACTCAACCTCCATGACGTACTTGATCGCATCCCGCACTTCTCTCGTGATCGCTTTCCCGGCGGATTTCGGAACCCACTCAGGGTTGAATACCGGCAGCTCAGAGGCGCTTACCAGGGGGGAAACGAACCTGTAGGTCCATCTCGTCTTCGTATCGGGATCAAACACCGTGGAGGGTGGGGCCACGACATAGGAGCCTTCACCTTTCAGATCACCGTACTCGAATGTGCAGAGGGGCGGGGCTCCTTCCCCGTCCCATCGATAGTAAAAGTGAGCACCTCGGCGGGTTTCCACGATCGTTTTCAATACGTTCCGATGAACCTTGTACCACTCCCGCGCGGGCTCCTTTTGATCGAAGTCCATCACGATGAGGTTTCCCGAAATCGCCCCGCAGACGATTCCGATGTTCCCGTGCCAGTCCTGGACCATGTCGAGATCCATCCGCTTCGTCATCCATTGCCGCCACTCGCCTTCAGGCTGCTTGCTTTCGTGCCGAAGCTCTACGACGGACAAGTCGAGTTCGAGGGGGTGCATGGCGACACACTACTTGAGCCCGCTCATGGCGGCGAGGAGCGCAATCACCAAAATGACGATGATGACAGTCCCCGTACCCATAGCGACACCAACGCCTTGGTTCTGGAATTTCAACCTCTCATTCTCCGTCCGCAGAGCGTTCATCTCGGGAGTCACGTCGATCGCATCGGCCTCTTCGTAGGCGCGATTGACCTTGATATTCAGACGACCCATAGCATCACCTCTAAGGTTTGCCTTTCGGATTTGCCGCAGGTTGCGGCGCAGGAAGCAGAGCGCTCTGCTTTGCCTGTTCGATTTGCAGTTGCATCTGTTGCATCATGAGCGGGAGCTGCATCCGCATTTGTTGCAACGGATCAACTGGAAGCTGAAGCGGGGTGCTTGCAGCTTGTTGTGCCATTTGAATGAGCGCCGCCACCATCGGCATGACGTGCTGAGCCTCTTCGGGCTCCCATTCAAAACTGATTTCGATGTTGTTGTGGTTCTTCATTTCGTCTCCAAAGTGTGGGGGATGTCACGGCATCCCCGCGTTATCCGAAGATGAGAGTCCCGAGTAGGGAACGGCTCTTCTTTTTCCCCGCAGCCCCTTGATCGACTTGTGCGATCATGGAAGCTGGATCGGCCTTGATCTTTTCAACTGCCTTTTTGAAGGCGGCATCACTGCTGGAAGCATCGACGACCAACGAGTAACGCAATCGGACGGTAAAAAGCATCATGCTTGGGGGTAAGGACTACTCTGGCATAGCCAGGGCACACGCCATCCGTGACTGGCGGGTGTATCGAAGAGACCCAAATCTCGAATCCGCATGCGGGGTTCCACTATTTACCCGAATACTGGAACCACTCCGTCTCGTCTTCGCCCATGATTCGATCCAGGGTCGTCAGTTTCACGTTCATCCCTTTGGTAAGGGGCATCAGGTTTCGGATACGGATATCGGACAGGCAGACCACCAAGACCTGATCGGGGTACGATCGGTAGTGCTCGAATCGGGACCGCATTCGTGGAATCGACATCGAGCCCGTATCCATCTCCCAGTAGAATCGTTCTCCGTTCAGCTCCATGATCGCGTCGGGATACGGTTCCTCTTGCACGTCCCGAAACCAAGCCGCTTCCATGTACTGAATCATCACCCACGTCATCAGGTATTCGTGTCTGTGTTTCGCCACGGGGCCGATTGCGTACAGGACTTCGCGCGGTCCGCGTTTGTGGTCCAGCTTTACGACCCCTACGGCTTTGATTTTGCCTTTCCGTTCCAGTTTCGCGTTCGCTTTGGCGGCGCCGCTGTACGAGGTGAAGAACCCTGCCGCGACTGCTTGTTTGTTGGTGATGCAGAGGCAGGCGAAGAGGAAGGCAAGGTAATCGGCAGTTCGAGAGCGGAAAGCGTCGGGGTGTGGTACTCGGGGCGTTGTTTGAGCACCGTCAGGATCGCATTGGCTCTTTCTTCGAGCAGCTCGTTCAGTCCCCAGGGGTTGAGGATTTCGGGCACCGTTTCCTGCCATACCTGGCCCCCTTCCGCGACGATGCGTTGTCGCTTGCCGAGATTCATGATTCGTTGCGTCCAAAGTCGCACTTGATCTTCGAGCCCTCGATAGCGAGCGTTCCGCTCTTGCTCGTCTCGATGACGCGGGCGATAAGATTTACCTCGCGTGTTCGTTTCCATCCCGTCGTCGCGCGTTGCAACGGAAGTCGTGTCGATTTCGTCGTAGCCGTCGATCACGGTACGGGTGCGGGAGTCGTAGTGAGAGATCTGATTGGGATCGAGCATCCGCGTGCCGATTTCTCGTCCCAGAACTTCAGCGGTATACCCGCCACACGCATGCACGATGATCCGACCGCAGTTCGTGAGGATGGCGTCCGTAATCGCGGGATCGCGGGGCACGTTCTGAAAGATCAGGATGATCGTGATGTTGAACGCACGCAGTTGGCTCAGGAAGCGGATCAGGTAATTCGCCTCGCCCTGGCCGATGTAATCGAGCGCTTCGTCGATAACCAGATAGATGTGCTTCGAGCATCCGTTGCGTGCGGCGAAACCCGTTTGAATGATCCGTAACAAGTTCAGCGTGCGTGCGCCGTCGTCCGAAACACCACCCGCGCCGGTGATGAGATGATTGCCCGCGTTCAAGCTGGCCGCATGGTCGTAGTTCCCGCCGTCTCGCGCCAGCAGAAGCGAGTTTCCAAACACGTCCATAATCAGACGTTCGGCGGGAGCGAGTTCCCTTCGCACCGATGACCAGCTCCCAGGCACATCGTAAAACTTTTGAGCAGCCTTCTTATTTCGTGCCCGCTGGAGTAAGTAGCGACGGTTCCAGTTGGGACGTTTGTCACTGTCTTGCTCAAAGAGATATTGCACCGCGCTCAGCGGAGGAACGGGGGCCTCTTGTGAGAGCATGACTCGTAGGGCGGCGACCGCAAACTCTTTCTTCAGCGGCGACATATCAAGGTTCTGCTTGCCCTGCTTGATCCAGGTAGGTTCCAGCAGAGCGAAGCACAGCTCTTCCTCTTCAGCGTCACGTTGAAACGGATTGTTGGAAAGTGAGGGGATGATCCAATTTGAACCGAGTGCGCGGTCAAATTCCGAATACCGGTCGAAGAACACGCGATGGAGGCATCCGTTTAACTCCGCTCCCACCAACAGGCGTTCTGCGAAGTGCGTTTTCGGATCAATGACCACGACAGAGCAATCGGGGTCGCACATCCTGTCTTCCACCTCGGGAGTCATGGCAGTCGTTTTGCCTTCCCCTGTTCGACCGAAGACCGCCGTATGTAGCTTGTTCATCGCATAGCCTCCCGCATTTCCTCCACGAGCATCCTTTGTGCGTTTGCAAGCAAGACGTTCTGCTGTGGAGTAGGAATCGGCATTGAGTTAATCGCACGCACTCGATCGTCGTACCGTTCCCTCGCCCACTGCATCCGATGAGCGCGAGTAATCACGGGAGCGGGCGGAGAGGGAACGTAGGGACGGGGCTTCACGGGTTTGGGTTTGTTGCTCCACTTCGTCACCGCGTCTCCCGCCTTCCCGATTGCGGAAGCGACTCCGTAGAGAACCCAGGCGACGAGAGCGATACCGATGACGATTTCCACGGGGCAACTCCTTAAAAGAAGCTGGTCTTCTCGTTCATGTACGGGCCGATGGGTTCCCACATGCACTTCATCACGATGGCGACGGGTGCGTGGATCGGAAACACGAGCAGGTACGGCCACGACAGCCAAAGCGGGGCCTTCTGAAACCACGGCAGCAAGACGAAACCGACGACGACGTAGATGAGCAGTTCCATGACTTACCTCCGACTTGTGCGACTCGTTTACGTCGCACATGGGCCAAAGAAAATGCCGGGCGATCCGGCGTGTGCGACTACATTCAGTCGTACTTGCATCTTCCAGGTTTTTCAGCCTCGGTCAAGAACCTTTTTCGGATTTTTTTTCCCGCCTACGGTCAGGCAAAGGATCGACCAGCACCAGCTTCGGAATGGTGGAACCGACCCTGTGAGTCGTCCTATTCAAATGTTCAAAGCTGAAGTGACCGAGCTTCGACCTGCCAGAAATACTCCACCTGAACTTGGCAGGTTCGCTGCACGTCGTACATCGGAAGCGGCAACCGATCTCCGAAGCGATCCTGTTGATTCGTTCCGCAATCTCGCGGCGCTGTTCGATGGTCTCGTAGGTTACCCCCTCGATCTGATCCAGCAGCTTTTGGTATCGGTCTCGCAACTCCCGATGTTTCTCGGCCACCTCTTCCGCAAACTCTTCCAAGTGCTCAAAGTGATTCTTTGAAGACTTTTCCTTGCGAGCCTTTTCCTCTTCGAGTTCCCGCTGGTCCTCCCGAACAAGTTCCCAATTCTTCCTGTCCCGTTCCTGCATGTGTGGGATGATATCTGATTCCCACTTTGAAACCAAAAAGGCAAAAATCTCTTCGATTCCTTTATTCGCATCGATTGACGACTTACCTGAAATCACTTCGATAAGTTCAGCACAATCGTTTTGAACATTCTTCGGAAGGTACGCGAAAGACAGGATTTTCTTTTGCATCTCCGCTTCATAGGTGCTCGCACCAGTCCCGATCAAGCGGAGCGATCTTCGCAGCAGATTCAAGAAAATGCAGAACCGCCCTGGATCAAACGAAGGCACGCTTTTCTGAATAACAATCCCGCGAATTCCTACAGCCACTAAATTTGGGAACCCGAACCCATCGACGACATCGCCAGCATCGTAAACGATTGAACTCCCGCCGCTCGAAGATCCTTCCTGCGGTTCATCAAGTACATGCTCCTCGGCCTTTCTCACGTCGTCTTCGACTCGTTTCGCCATTCCGTCCCCTCCAAAAAATCCCCCTTCCGTGAAGGAAAGGGGTTGCCCTGCCATTGTACCGACAGGGCGAGCTATTCCGAAGCCTCGTTCTGCTGAATCCAGGTCCAAGCGTTGCCCAGCAGCGTCGCCAAGATCAGCGCTTCATTCGGGAAGAACGAGGTGTTTGACTCCCATTGGTCGGAGCCTTCGCGCTTAAACGCCTTCTGCACCGAGACCGAGTACGAGACGCGGTTGTTGTCGCGGGGATTGGCCCAGACATCGACCTGAACGTAGCCGTTGCCGCTGAACGCAGAGAACCGCTGGACGGGTTTCTGCTTCGGGGCTTCCTGGCGACCGTTGCCGCGATGCGGACCTGCAAACTGCTTAGCCATCGGGACACTCCTTGCAAGGGGAACGAAAGAACAGCCGCGACAGGGTAGCGCGAGGGGAGGCGAGGCGCAACGAGGATCGGTCCGACGGTAAAAGTTAGAGGCCCGTCGGATGGTCTGACGATCCTCGGGGCCTCAGCCGTCTGCTTGTGCTCGGTCGGCGCGTGCCTTCGGTCGGTTTACCCTGGCGGCTTGTCTCGCTCGGGGCCGACGCGGCAACGACGACAAGATCCCAGCCGACTTTCGCAACGGCCCACCTGGGGCTTCGACGGCGCGGAGATACTACACGAGGGACACGGGTTCGCGCTTGTGAGTCGTCCACACGTCTTCCCGTACCGTGTCGTACTGCCCCATGAGGTCGGGCATCCAGGCGAAGTAGAAGAGTCCCAAGTTGGGGTGATCTTTCATCACGTCTCTCGCATACCCGTACACGGTGTTCAAACTGGTCTCGTTCTCCATGACGACCAAAACGCGGAAGGGCCTCGACCGTTTTCTGTATCGCACGTACTTCCCGAGTTTCTGTTTCCATCCGCGGAACGTGAGGGACGATTCTTGAAGCTCCAGGTGGAAGAGCTTTGATCCCAAACGGAATCGCATATCCGAACGAATCCCCGAGTTCTCCCCGATACGGCATTCCTTTTGAATCTCGGTTATCGGGATTTTAGCTTTAGCGGAGTCCCTCCAAATCTTGGTCGAGACTTCGAGTATCCACCGTTCGTGGAGACTTTGCCGCGTGGCGTGTTTGATCTTCCGGTCAAGTTTCATCGCATAGACCCGTCTCCACACATCCGAAACATCGTAGAAGGGGTACGGCCAGCACTTGGAAAACTCCCATACCTGTTGGGCCGTCATCTTGAGGTGAAGGACCGAGCGACGCACCATCTCGTCACGTTCCATCCGTCTTCTTAAAGGCATCGCTTTTCGGGGTGCAGAATCACTGTCGTATCTTTTGGCTTCGGCAAGCGAACTGCGCATCCTTCCATCCGCACTCCCAGCTTGCACCTCC